CCTCATCTTTATTCGTGGTACCAAACGTCAAGGCCGTGGCGCCGAATCAGGAAAGGGGCATGCGGGCATGCCTCGCACAAAGAAGCCAGCAGGCACGGCGGTTGATTCCCGCAATGGGCAGCAAGTCGAATTGACCGCGCATGTACGCACGACGGCACCGGCATTGCCGCGTGGACTAAAGCGCAAAGGGTCTAAGGAATTGTGGCATGCCTATTGGGAAGACGTCGTTAGTGGTTTAGTCCATGAATCAGAAACAATGATTGTCGAACGATGGATTAGAAACATTGATCGATACAATGGGCTAATGGATAGGTCGGACCGAAGCCCAGTTCTGACAATGCGCGATGACGACGACGCCATTACAAAGGCAACAAAGAATCCCGCATTTGAAATGGCGCTCAAGCTGGAAACATCGATCCGCGCCGACGAAGCACAGATCGGCTACGGCCCGAAGAACCGCGCAGCATTGGGCATTGCGGTAGTCCAGCAGCAATCCTCACTGGCCGAAATGAACAAGCGGTATGGAGACACGGCGCCGGACGACGTCGAGCACCAGGCCGATCCACGGTTGATCGAAGCTCGGGCATGATCCGCGATTCGCGGTCGCATATCATCATGCTATCAACGGTGTTTATCGCGCTCGCGCTGAGTTTGTGGTTTCAAACCGGGCGCTTTGAGCGCGGCGCCGCATACGCGAACCTGTTGCAGATCTTCGGGCCTCTCGTCTGGGCATGCCTGTATCTGGTCGCCGGAATCCTCACGCTTGCGAGTTTGAAATTCCGCCATTCGCGAACGCTGATCACGCTTACCCACACATTGAATATCGTATTAGTCGGTTCGTGGTGGGTGGGCTTTGTCGTGCGTTGGTTCACCGATAGCGCAACGACAGTGGTCAATGTTCTGTCATGGGGCGTCTTTCTATATGTGGCATTACAGACGGCCGTCGAGGTGGACAGGGAATCCGAAGCGGTGGGTGAGCGGTGAATGTTGTTGACGCCACTGCCGTTGCAACCGTCGTCATGGCGGGCGTCGGAACCGTATTCATTCCCGTGTGGTTGCAGCGCCGCAAACGGCGCGCAGAAGCGATAGTCGCAGCAGAGAAGCTACGCGCGGCGGCAGACGCCACAAGCGTTGTGTCATGGCAAAGCCTCACCATTGCGATTCAAAAAGAGCGTGACGACATTCGCGCACAACTCAAGGAAAGCGAAGCCCGCTCTAGGGAACGCGTCCAAGAGATTGAGTCCGATTGGGAAAAGCGCATGGCGATTGCTAAGGGTCGCATCACCGATATGGAAACGGAAATCGTCATGCTGCGCAAAGAGTTACGCATCTACACGAACGACGATGGTTGATAGGGACGCGTGCCCGGGATGCGAGTGGACGCCAGCCAAGGGGCAGCTCTGGCCCACGGAAGGGCCAACAGGCGTCCGGTGGATTGAGGAAAATCTGATCCTCGGGGAAGGCGACTTCTACGGTCTGCCGTTCAAGTTGCGGCCGGATCAAAAGCTTTTTCTGTACCGGTGGTACGAGTACTGCCCCGGTTGCAACCAATGGCGATACGACGAAGGTGTACGCGGCGCGGCGACCGGCGACGGCAAGACCCAATTCGTCGCCGGTATCGTCGCGCTGGAATTCGCCGGTCCTACACAGCACCGCGACCCCGTAACGGGAATCGTTCGAGGCATCGCGCCGGAATCGCCCAACATTCCCATTGCCGCCGCGTCATTCGATCAGGCCGACCTATTGTATGGCGCCTTTGCAACGATGATCGGCGGACGGGACAACGTCGTCCGCGCGGCGCCACTGTGCGGGTACTTCGAGGTTTACGACACGCGCGCCACATTCAATGACAACAGGCCCGGCAAGGTCTACCGCGTCGCCGCCGTCGCCGGAACGAACGAAGGTGGGCTACCCCATCTATTCGTCCGTGACGAGTTGCACGAGTGGGGCGACGAAGGATCAACGAAAGCCCGTGTCGGAACCGTCATCGGCAAGTCGACCAGCAAGCGGCAGACGCTACGCGGGCCGGGCCGGGTACTCAGTCTGTCCACGGCAGGCTTTGACGTAGACCACTCATTGCTAGGCGCCATATACAAGCGTGGCGTCCGTGCCCGCAAAGACCCAACGATTGCACCGCGTCTGTTGTTCGACTGGCAGGAGGCCCCTAACGGCCTCGACTTCCACAACCGCGCGGACCGCGTGATAGCCGTCAAAGCCGGTTCTGCCGCCGCTGACAAACAGTGGTCGGTGCAAGCTCGCGTTGACAGTTGGGGCAAGCCTGACTATCCGTCGCACGAGTGGATTCGGTATTTCGCTAACAAGTGGGTGGACGTCGGTACGGATTCATGGTTGAAAGACCATCCTGCCGCGTGGGCCGACTGCAAAGGCGCATGGGAATCCGACGACGAAAACCCGTGGGTGCTTGTCGTCGACATGGCACTCAAGCATGACTCTGTTGCGGTTGACCGCGTCGAGCTATTGCCCGACGGGCGCATTGCGGTCACGGCGAAAATCTGGGACGCGATAGACGGCCAGCAACAGAAGATCAACCACGCCGAAGTGTGGGAGTACATAAAGGACCAGGCGCGCGGACTCGGCTTCCGTGGTGTCGTGTATGACCCCAGATTCTTCGAGCTTCCCGCCCGGATGCTCGAAGACGACGGTGTGCGCACAATCCAATTTGATCAGAACCCGCAACGTATGGCCCCCGCATGCGGCGAGGCGTACCGGCGGATTCTCGATAAAGCGGTGGTGCACAACGGCGACGCTGAGTTGTCCGCACACGTCCTATCGGCGGCCGGTAAGCCGCAAGAGCGCGGCGGATTCACGCTCTCAAAAGGACGTTCCAAAAGGCACATTGACGCGTGTGTCGCTATGACCATGGGGATATGGGTTCTCCTCGAAGTGCCAGCAGAAGACGAGGTAGAGCCATGGGTCGACTACGTCTAGCGTGGGCTATTTCTGTTGCGGGCATCGCGGTAAACACGGTCGGCGTGTATCTCCTAATAGGACTCGCGTACTCGCTACTCGTAGTCGGTGCGGAAATTTTGGTCGCTGGTATAGCACTCGCCAACCTAGGTGTTGAGACGTGAGAAACCCGCTACGCGCGATGATCGCACCCCGCACCGAACAGCGAGAGATCGTCTCGGTTGACGACTACATCACCGCGCTAAACCAATTTGCGTACAACGGATTCTCCTACGGTTTCGGCCAGTACGGGACCAGCACCCAGCAGACCCTAGCGGCCACGCCCGTCGAGCCGATCCCGAACGACTTTCGCGCGTATGCGTTGGCGCACCGCACAAACGGTGTGATCTTCGCGTGCATGTCCGTGCGCATGTCGGTGTTCTCATCGATCCGCCTACAGTGGCAGCGCCAAAACTCCGACGGCAAGCCGACGAAGTTGTTTGGCACCAACGCTCTCGAAGTCTTTGAGAACCCGTGGCCCGGTGCCACCACTCAGGACCTGCTCGTGCGCATGATCCAAGACGCTGACCTTTGTGGAAACTCGTATTGGATTTTGGAGTCGAACGAGCTAGTACGGCTACGGCCCGATTGGGTGCAAATCGTTCTACAGGAACGAGTCTTGCCGGATGGCCAGCCGATCGGCTGGAAAAAGATTGGCTACGCCTACCATCACCGAGGCATCTCGGCGTCGAGCGAACCGACTTTCCTTACCCTCGACGAAGTTGCGCACTTCGCGCCGAGCCCGGACCCGGAAGCGAGCTACCGGGGACAGTCGTGGATATCCTCGATTATCCCGGAGTTGCAAGGCGACAAGACCATGCAACGGCATAAGCAAAAGTTCCTAGAGAACGGCGCTACACCGAACATGGTCGTATCCATGGACAAGGCCGTGAGCTGGGATAATTTCCAGAAGTTCAAGGCCACCATGGAAAAAGACCACCGTGGAACCGAGAACGCTTACAAGACAATGTATCTCGGCGCGGGCGCGGACGTGAAAGTCGTTGGCGCCGACATGCAAGGGCTGAACTTCAAGGAGTTGCAGGGACACGGGGAAACCCGCATCGCGGCTGCTGCTGGCGTACCGCCAATCATCGTGGGATTGAGCGAAGGTCTGGAGTCCGCGACCTATAGCAATTACGGGCAGGCACGCCGACGATTCGCGGACGCGACCATGCACCCGTTGTGGCAGAACCTCGCGGGATCACTCGGCATCTTGCTAGACAAGCCCGCACCGCGTAACGGCGTCCGCCTTTGGTATGACGCGCGAGACGTGCCATTCCTGCGGGAAGACGAGAAAGACGCGGCCGATATCCAGGGCCGACAAGCCGACACCATCGCGCGTCTCATCGATGCCGGATATAAGCCTGACACCGTGGTGGCAGCAGTGGACGCCAGCGACTTTTCCGCGCTCGAACACACCGGCCTATTCAGCGTCCAACTTCAACCGCCCGGAAGTACCGCGCCACCGGTTGCCCCCGTACCGGCAGTGCCCACACCGGATCCTAAAACGCTTGTGCCGACCAAGGGACCGCCTAAGACGAAAGCAATCGGAGCGGCTAAATAATGGACACACTAAAAGACCTGGACCTAGTCCGGGCAGCTTCACCGCGTCCAGGTCTGCTCCGCGCTACCGGCGACGATATGCCCACGATGACGGTTGATTTCTCCGTGTTCGGCACGTGGTATGAGATTGATTCGTGGTTCGAGGGACAGTTCCTAGAACGCACCATGCCAGGCTCGTTTAAGAAGACGATTCAGGAGAACGGCGACAACGTCAAAGTTCTTTTTGATCATGGCATGGATAGTCAGATTGGGAACAAAGTCCTCGGCTCGATTGCGACACTGTCCGAAGAGGTCACCGGGCCGCACGCCGAAGTTCCGCTATTCGACACTTCGTATAACCGGGACCTACTCCCTGGACTCGAAGCCGGAGTGTACGGATCATCGTTTCGTTTCCGCGTGATCAAAGAGGAATGGAACGACGAGCCCGGGGAATCTGACTGGAATCCCAAGGGGTTGCCGGAACGGTCCATCAAAGAAGTGCGGCTAATGGAATTCGGGCCGGTCACGTTCCCCGCTAACCCGGACAGTACGGCCGGTGTGCGGGCGCTGACTGACGAGTACTACGGCCGGGTGCGCTCGCGCCAACCCGAGGCATACGCAGACCTCGTATCGCGCGCACAGAGCATGAAACACGCCGTGCGTGCCACGGCCCCGGCACCGAAGGCTAAGCCGTCTAAGGACACAGCAGACCCCGGCACGATGGCCGGATCGCTCGACGCCGTTCTAGACCAGGCGGTAGCTCTGCTGGCCGGGGTCGACACGGCCGATCTCGACCCCGTCCTACTGCAAGCCATCGCGCTTGTGTACGCGGCGGAAACTATTAGTGACGGCCTGCTCGATTGCATGGGTGTCGATGATCCGGACGACGACGACGGCACGGATGATGCGGAACCCGTCCCGGCCGATGGATCAATGGCACCGCCTGCAATGTCGGAAATGAATTCAACAACCGTGAAGCCGGGTACTCGCGCCACTTCACACAAGCGCACTCCACTTGTCGACCTCGACGCCGTTAAGGCAGAGATCGATAAGCGAGCCGCAGGAACCACCATCGTTGAGCCGCTCAATAAGCACTCAGTGACGCCATTCAAGCCAACCGTAGGAAAGGCCCGCGTGCGCCGCAAGGCGGCATTCATGCAGGACTACCTTTCCTTAATTGTGAAAGAAGCGGAACGCAATGAGCGTTGAGCTAACTCACATGGGCGCACTGAGTCGCATGAAAGATATCAGCGACGAAATCGAGCGTCTCAGTGAAAAGCCGGAACTGACCGAAGACGAAGAGCGCGCTTTTAAGGCACTCGGCGACGAGTTCGACGAGCTGGACTCACACCGCAAGGTACTTGAGCGGACGGCTGAAAAGGGCCGCGTCGCCAGCGTGCTTGAGCGGGACCAGGTTCGCAACGCTGCCCGTCACGGCGGAAACGTTGTCCTGGAAAACGGGGTTGCGCCGAAGGATGACGGCTACGACAAGGACCCTATTCTCAATCCCGATTCCATTGAGGACTGCCGATTCCGCAACCCGTGGGATCTTCGGGACCTCCGCTCGTATGGGCGTGACAAGTCGGCAGTGAATGCCGAGCTTCGAGCGCGGGCACTGTCCGCTATCTCGAAGATGCCCGGCGCATCGGACACCATCCGTAAGGGTGGAACCTCGATCATTGAGAACTGGGACGATAGCGATAGCCGCATCGCCAAGATTGTGCTTGCTACGTCGAGCCCCGAATACCTTCGCGCATGGTCCAAGCTTGCACGCGGTAAGAAGGAACTTGTTACGCAGGAGGAACAAGGCGCGCTCGTTCGGGCAATGTCCCTTACGGACTCTGCCGGTGGGTACATGGTTCCATTCCAGCTCGACCCCACGGTGATCATCACGTCTGCCGGTTCGCTGAACCAGATTCGTAAGATCGCACGCCAGGTGGTCGCCACGGGTGATGTGTGGAACGGCATTTCCGCCGGACAGGTTACGTGGTCGTTCGCGGCAGAAGCGACGCAGGCTAGTGACAACAGCCCGACGTTTGTTCAGCCGACGATCAATACCTATAAGGCACAGGGTTTTGTGCCGATCTCGATTGAAGCGCTCGAAGACGAAGCGAACGTGACGCAGGAAGTTGCGCGTCTGCTCGCATTCGGCAAGGAAGCGCTCGAAGCGCAGAAGTTCATTTCGGGTTCCGGTTCGGGTGAGCCGTTCGGTATTGTTACCGCGCTTACCGGTACGGCGTCGGAAGTTACGCAGGCTGCTGGCCTGCCGATCACTTCCGTGTACGGCCTGGATAACGCGCTGCCTGCCCGGTACCGAAGCAATGCATCGTGGCTTGCGCACCGTGCGATCTACAACACCATTCGACAGTTTGACACTGCCGGTGGTGCCGGTATGTGGGTTCAGCTGCCCGCAGACGTTCCCGCGCAGCTCGTTGGGCGCGAGGCATACGAAGCTGAGGCAATGGATAGCACAACCGCGACCACGAAGCGGAACCTTATCTACGGTGACTTCTCTAACTACGTCATCGCGGACCGCGTCGGTATGAGCATTGAATTCATTCCGCACCTGGTCGGTGCCAACCAGCGGCCGACCGGTCAGCGTGGTTGGTATGCCTACTACCGCGTTGGTGCGGCCGTGGTGAACAGCGACGGATTCCGGATGAACAAGAGCACGTAAGCCGATCCAATCGTGGGGCCTTGATTAGAACCTTAGTCAAGGCCCCACTTTTTTCCGAACGGATGCCAACTCATGCGCAGCTCGCTTTACCACAATTCAAAGTCTATTCGTGCAATGACCGCGACCGGCGCGAAAGTAACCGGCACCGTCAACGGTGACACCGTCGACCGGCTACAGGCGGGGGTCGGCGACTATCAGTCGATTCTGTTTGTGATTCAGACCGCGACGATCACCGACGGATCGCACGCCTTTACCGTCCAGGATTCCGACGACGGCACTACGTGGGCCACGGCCGCAACTACCGACGTCGGCGGCACCGCGCCCACTCTGACACTGACTGACGACGACGTGGCTAAGGACGTCGGCTACGTCGGTCCCAAGCGGTACGCGCGGCTTGTCGCCGTGAGTTCCGGAACTACGACCGGCGGCATTTTTGGGGCACTCGCGGTGCTCTTCGGTACGGCCGGGTGGAGGCGTTAAGAATGGCTGTAAGCATTAAGCGTTGCAAGACCCCCTTTGGATTCGACGTCAATGGAATGACTCGGGTTGTGACGTCCGGTCAACTCGTGTCCAGCGATGATGCCGCCTTTAAGGGTTTCCCAGACTACTTCGATGACGTAGCAACGCACGTCGAACAACAGCGCCGGTTGCTTGATCGTGCGGAAAACGCGCCCGTCGAGCAGGCCACGGCGACACCGGGTGAGAAGCGTCTGACCACGCGGACGGAACTTCCGGCACTGCCGGTGGCCACGGCTACCGCCACGGCGGTCAATCCGACAATCGTCATTAAGCCGTAGCTCGGGTGCGTACATTGTGGAGCTGCCCCAATTGTGACGCGCAGGCAGTGACGTACTCGACGCGGCTACCGCACCACAATTGCCCGCATATCCCGGGCTTAATGTCGCCATTGATCAAAGCCGGTGTGAGAGCAAAGGTCGAGGCGGTCGAGCGGGAAGACTACATCGGCGACGAGCTAGTGCAGCTCGACGCGAACGGCCGCCCGATTATGTCCGTGATCACCACGCGCGATGACGGCCAGGATTGCGCGATTTACGCACCGACGGCCACGGGAGGATAACCGTTGGCATCACTCACCGACGCGGCAACGCTGGCCGTTGATACAGGTTTCCTCGCGCGCGTCACGGCGTGCGTTGCGCGCACCGCGTCCGCTCAAGGTGTAGCGATTCTCGCGACCACTACGCCTACGCCGATCGATAAGCTACGGCTTATCTTCTGCAAAGCGGTGCTCGACAATTCCAGTATGTACGGGCGTAACTTCGCCTGGTCGCTGGCAACTACGCCGACGATTACGGCGGCTTCAATCGATGACGACATTCAAGCGCAGGTATCGGGTATGTGGGACTTGCTCGCCGGTGTCACTATTGGATAGGTGACCTAATGGCCTTTACCGCTAGTAAGATCTTCCGCTCATTCCTCGGTGATGCGCTGGCCAACACTGCCGCGTTCGACCTTTCCGGTTCTGGCGTTGACACGTTCAATGTGGCGTTGTTCAACAACACCGGTACCCCTGACCAGAATGCCGCAGCGGCGTCCACGGCTTACAACACCGGGCAATGGGTTACAGCCAACGAAGTTACCGACGCTACTAACTGGGTTGCCGGTGGTCGCGCGCTGGTCACCCCTGCCATTGACGTAGGTACGGCCGGTGTCGTCTTCTTTAGTGGTGTCAACCTTTCCGGTGGTGGCAACGTCACACTAGCCGGGGTCATGGGTTGCCTTGTGTATGACAACACCCTCGCGTCGCCAGTAGCCAAGCAAGGTGTTTGTTTCAATTACTTCGGTGGCGCGCAGTCTGTGACCGCCGGAACATTCACCATCGTATGGTCCGCTAACGGGCTATTCCGATTCACCCTGTAGGACGGACGATTTAGATATGACTCTCGGCGCCACGGTCACGCAGGTTGAAGTTAATCAGGCAGCGGCCGCAATTGGTCGACAGGCTTTCAGTCTCTTTCAGACAATTAAGGAATTCACGGCGTACCTTGCCGGGACACCCGATGTGACGCTGACCGCAATGGGATTCTCTGTTGGGGAAGTAGCGCAGCTCAAGTCGGGAATGACCGACCTTGATCAGCTCCGCACCGTGTTCGAGGGAACCGCAACGCGCACACCGGCATACGACTACCGGACGTTCAGCAAGCTATTCCTCGGGATCGGTATCTACTAAGGACAGTTGAGGGGCGACGGTGGCCGGACCTACGTTCGTCGCGAAATACGAGACAACATGGACCGGTAGCACCACACCGAAAACCGAGTCGGTGACGGTAGTCGCCGGTGATGTCCTGGTGATCTTCACCATTGCGCCAGACGGCACGGCCTTTACACCGGCGACGCCTACCGGTGGCAGCCTCACCTACACACTCAAGCAAGACGTTGCGGTACACCAATATTGCCGCGTTTCGGTGTGGACGGCACCGTGCCCAACCTCGCAAACGTTCACCCTGTCACAAGCGATTACCGGTAGCCCAACGTCATGGGGCTACAACTGTCTACGGTTCTCCGGATCATCCGGCATCGGCGCGACCGCGAAGACAAACACCACGGGCGCACCGACATTGTCCCTGACCACAACACAAGCAAACTCCATTGTGGTCACGGCAACGTCCGACTGGAACGAAATTTCCGGCGCTAGCCGTACATGGCAGACAATCAATGTCGCGGCAAGCGAAGTGACGTACGTCGACGTCACCGGCGACGAAACGAACTATGGCGCGTACTACTCCGATGCCGGTGCGGCCGGTGCGAAAACCACCGGGCTCACCGCACCCACCGGCCAGAAATACGCCATCGTTTCGCTCGAAGTCCTTGGCGCTAGCGGAACATCGGCCAACGCGGTACAGGGTGACGGGACTGTCGCGACCGCCGACGCAACCGGGGCCACCGGCGCGCTCGACACCGGGCCGTCGGCAACGGGCGCCGCGCTCGACGCCACCGGCGCCACCGGCACGGCCGGTACAGGCTCGACGGCGACCGGTTCCGCGCTCGACGCCACCCCGGCCAACGGGGCAGCAGACACGGGCTCGACGGCCACCGGCGCCGCACTCGACGCCACCGGTGCTACCGGCACGGCGGGTACGGGCTCGACGGCGACCGGCGCGGCACTCGACGCCACCGGGGCCACGGGCGCGCTCGACACCGGGCCGTCGGCGATCGGCGCCGCGCTCGACGCCACCCCAGCAACCGGCGCGCTCGATACGGGCTCGACGGCTACGGGCGCCGCGCTCGACGCAACGGTGTCGACGGCCACGGCCACTACGGCACCGGCCGACGTAGCACCCGCGACCGGCGCCGCGCTCGACGCCACCGGTGCTACCGGCGCGCTCGACACCGGGCCGTCGGCAACGGGCGCCGCTCTCGACGCCACCCCCGCCAACGGGGCAGCAGACACGGGCTCGACGGCCACGGCCGCCGCGCTCGACGCCACCGGGGCAACCGGCGCGCTCGACACCGGCCCGGCCGGAACGGGTTCCGCGCTCGACGCCACGGTGTCGACGTCCACGGCCACTACGGCACCGGCGGACGTAGCACCCGCGACCGGTGCCGCGCTCGACGCCACCCCGGCCAACGGGGCAGCAGACACGGGCTCGACGGCCACGGGCGCGGCGCTCGACGCCACCCCGGCCACGGGCGTGCTCGACACCGGGCCGTCGGCAACCGGCGCCGCACTCGACGCCACCCCGGCCAACGGGGCAGCAGACACGGGCTCGACGGCCACGGGTTCCGCCGCTGACGCCACGGTGACGACGTCCACGGCCGCTACGGCACCGGCGGACGTAGCGTCCGGTAGCGGGCAAGCTGGGGACCCGCAAGGCGCGGTTTCTGTTGGTGCGGTCAATGCCGTTGGCGGTGCGCTAGCGGACGACATCGCCCCGGGTATCGGGGCCGTCGACACCGGGCCGTCGGCGACCGGCGCCGCGCTCGACGCCACCCCGGGCACCGTGGCGGTAGACACGGGCTCGACGGCCACGGGCGCGGCGCTCGACGCCACTCCGGCCACGGGCGTGCTCGACACCGGCGCGGCCGGTTCGGTACTGGCCGATGATCCGGCCGTGGTGACGTTTGCGTTCGTCGCCGTTGCGGCTGGATACGCGGTCGGGATCGCTGCCCCGGTGGACGCCACAACCGTGACGGTGTGGCCGACGGATACGGCCAGTGGTTCCGGTGCCGCGCTCGACGCGACGGTGACGACGAGTACGTCTGTCGGTGCCCCGGCCGGTGCCGGGTTGTCGGCCGGTTCCGCAGTGGACGGTGTCGCGGCGGTGTCCGTTGCGGACGGTGGCAGCACGTCGGCCGGTTCGGCGTTCGATCCTCGAATCGTGATCACGACCGTTGCGGGTTGCGCGCTCGTTGGAGCCGTTGCCTTTGACGTGACGTTGAAATCGCAAGTGGGGTTCATGACGGACGTGGATCGGGATGCACCGCGTATGTCCCTTGTGGATCGGGCCGTCTCGGCTATGCACAACGTTGATCGTCCAGCAGTATCAATGAAAGGCGGATAGCCGGGTATGCCCTTTGATCTCGGCGACGCCGTGCCGCTGACTGTTTCTGTCACGGATATCTTTGACCAGCCAACGAACGTCGACACGATCACGCTCACGGTGACGCTGCCAGACGGGACTACCGCCGTTCCGACGGTGAGCAATCCTCCGCTAGTCACCGGAACTTACGAGGTCGATTATTCGCCAGTGACGGCCGGGCGGTACAGAGTCCGGTGGACGTCGAGCGGTCCGCAGTCCGCACACACGGACGCGTTCGATGTGCGCGACATTGCGCCGCCGTTGCTCTTCTCTTTGAGCGATGCGAAAGCCACGCTGAATCTGTCGAACCACTTGCACGACGACGAGGTCCGCGATTTTATCGAGTCGACCACGGCGGCCGTGGAATTCATCGTAGGGCCGGTGGTGCGGCAGACGGTCGCCGAAGTTCACGCCACCGGATCGATGATCGTGCTTCGCGAGACGCCCATCATTTCCGTGCAATCCATTGTGCCCGTGTTGACGAGCGGCACCGCGTATGACGTGAGCTTGCTCGACGTGGACCTAGGGACAGGGATCATTCTTCGTCTGGACGGCAACGCTTTCGTGGGGCCGCTACGTGTGACGTTCACCGCCGGTCGCACGGTGACACCGTCCGCTATCCGCGACGCGGGCCGCATCATCTTGAAACATATTTGGTCTGTGCAGAACGGGACTATGGGACTGCCATCGCTACACCCGTTCGTCGACGACGTCGACGCCCGACACGACAACACCACGCAAGTAACCGGCCTAGGTTTCGCGTTGCCTAACCGGGCAATCGAATTGCTATTGCCGTACGCCCGTGAGCCGAAGGTGGGATAGATGTTTGAATCGTCCGCCATTCCGGCGGCCATCGATGCGCTCGTGGGAATGTGTACTGATCAGACCGTCGTCGGTGGCACGCTCGAAGGGATCACCGTCTATGACGGGTGGTACGTCATAGCGCCATCGGATGAGACTTTCCTGAGTATCGCGGTGCCTGCCGACGTGGGCGCCGCTGGAGTCGACGGGACACAGGATTGGATTACCATGCCAGGCCGTGAAAAGGATGAACACTTTTCCATCTTTTGCGAAGCGGTGTCGCGGTCCGGTAATAAGGTGATGAAAGCCGAACGTGACCGCGCTTTTGGAATGGTTGCCGCCGTCGAACGCATGATACGGCCGGGTGTCCCTAATTCGGACGTCGAGCTACGCGGCACGGTTCAGTGGGCGCAAGTCACCGGCCGGATTGCGTTCACTCCATTGCAGACGTCGGACGGTGCGGCGGCCCGCGTGCAATTCGAGGTTGCTTGCCGTGCGCGATTGAGCGCGGCCTGATGAGCTACGCAACGCAAGCGGCCCTAGCGATCGATCCAAACTTTCGCGCCGTGGTGACTATGGCAATGGTGACCGCAGCTCGCGGGATTCGCAGCGAAGCTCTCGGTACCGCATTGAAAGATCCGTTCGTTAGGCGGCAGGCTATCGCGCTTGCCATTCTCACTACGCCCAACGGAATGGTAGATACGGCCGCGTGGGCGCTTGCCTCGGCGCCAGCGATTACGGCCGCATCATCCGATGCCGTCATTCAAGGGGCAGTCAATACGCTGATCCTTAACCTTACTAGCTAAAGGAATACCCCTTGAATGTCCAGTACGTAGGGCCTCACGATGAGGTCGAGGTGCCCACGCTCGCGGTGTCTTGCAAGCGCGGTGAATCCATCGAGGTTGCCGACGACGTGGGGCTAACGCTTGTGCAGCAAGACGCGTGGCTTTCGACGACGACTAAGCCTGCTGTCTCGATTCGAAAAGAAGGCGTAGCCAATGGCAGTCTCTAATAAGGCGCAAGTCGGCGTAGTTGCTGAGTCGACCTACGGGACACCCGTTGTCGTGACGAAGTTCTATGACTTCATCACAGAAGGTTTCAAGCGTGCGCAGGACCGTATGGAATCCAAGTCCCTACGTTCGTTGTCGCATGTTCTGACAACGGATAACTGGGCACTCGGCAAGGTCGACGTCTCCGGTTCGATGGATATGGAAATGCGCCCAAAGGGAATGGGATTTTGGTTTAACCAGGCTCTTGGAACGGTGGTCACCACACAACCCGCCGTGTCCACAGACCCGCTGGTGTACCTGCACACGTTCACCCCGGGGCCGTTGCCTACGTCTTTCACTACGCAGATTGCCAAGCCGGATATCACCGACACCGCGCAGCCATTCACCTATCAGGGATGCCGGATCAAAGAATGGGACCTTGATTGCAAGGTCGGCGACTTTGCCGGTTTGAAGGTTACCGTCATTGGCCAAGAGGAACTGACGGCGACCTCTCTCGCCGTCGCGTCTTACCCGACCGGCAACAAGCCTTACCGCTTCATTGACGGAACGGTGACAATTGGCGGTGTCGCCAGTGACGTTACCGGGCTTACGTTCAAGGGTGCGAACAACCTCGCTGACCAGCGCTATTTCCTCGGTTCGGTCTTCCGTAAGCAGCCGCTAGAGAATGCGTTGCGCGACCTTAGCGGATCATTCGATACAGAGTTCAACGGGCTCACGAACTACAACCGTTTCATCAGTGGCGCCGAAGCCACGGTGGTGCTCTTGTTCGCGGGTGCGGTGATCTCCAACGCTTTCATGTACCAAACCAAAATCACGATGAACGTTCGCTTTGATGGGGAAACCCCTACGGTCGCGGGGCCGTCAATCGTCACGCAGGCTTTGCCGTTCAAGGTGATTGATAACGGCACCCTGTCTATCAAGGTCGAATACCAGACGACGGATATCACGCCGTAAAGGTGGTGGCGGCATGCACGGTGGGGCCAGTGTTGCGCCTTCGACGCAAGAGGAAATCCGCGTGCTCATGCGCGACTTGCGGGCATTTAGCAATGACGCTGCCAAGGAATCCCGCAGAGCATTCCTACAGCTAGCCAAGGAAACCGCAGAAGACGCCAAGGGCCGCGCGGCAAAGAAAACCGGCAAGATGGCCAAGGCAACGAAGGCCCGCGTTACGTCCGTTGGCGACGCGATGATTACCAACAATGATCCAGCCGCGCGGCCAAACGAGTTCGGCGGCAGGCACCCACTCTTCGGTACGAACAAGTGGGTGCCAATGGTGCCTAAGCCTTTTATGTTCCCAGCAGTGACCGCCCACCGTGAGAAGTTTTACGAAGACGCGGGCAAGGTCATTGACACAATAGCGGCAAGGGTAGGTTTCAAGTGACCGGCGACAACGTCCTAAAGATTAAGCCCGACGAGCTAACGCTCGGGGATATCGAAATGATCGAAGACCTTTCGGGGCAGCCTATCGGTTGGCTCGGAAACACGGATAAGCCGCAAGGCAAGATGATGGTTGCCACTGCCTTTGCGGTCGGCCGACGCGATGACCCAAAGTACACAATGGAGCAGGCGCGAAAGATGCGCGTCGAGGTCGAGCAGGACGGCGAGGAAACCCCCGTCCCTTTGACCAGCGGGACCGACGAAAGCGACAAGAGTCCCGCATCGTTGACGTAGCCCTATTCGGCCGCCACTACGCAATGTCCATTCTGGACGTACGCGCATTGATGCTATGGGAATACGACGCACTTCTACGCGCGCTCAATGACCAGCACTCTAAAGGCTGCAACGTCTGCGGTATCGAATCGAGAAGGTGACCACTCTTGACGGATCGCAGTCTCGTAGTCCGCTTCATCGGTGACACCAAGAATCTGCAAAAGTCCGTTGACGAAGTCGGCGATAAGGTCAACGGATTTACCAAGATGCTCACCGGGGTTGCCGCCGTCGGTGGCGCACTCGGCGGTATCGAGTTCTTTAAGAAAGCCATCGAAGACGCCGAGAAGGCCGAGAAGGTTACGCGGCAAACTAACGCCGTACTGGAATCGACCGGCGGTATCGCGAAGGTTACCGGCGAACAGGTCGAGTCTCTCGCAAAGTCAATGGCGCTCAAGTCCGGTGTGGACAAGCAAACCATCACGTCCGGCGAAAACGTTCTGCTGACCTTTACCAAGGTGCGCAACGAAGCCGGTAAGGGCAACGACGTTTTCAACCAGGGTTCTCAAGCCGCGCTTGATATGTCGGCGGCACTGGGCAAGGATCTTCAAGGTTCTGTTATCCAGGTGGGCAAGGCGCTCAACGATCCCATTAAGGGAATCACCGCCCTGCAAAAAGCCGGTGTGAGTTTCACCGCGCAACAGAAAGACGAGATTAAAGCGCTGGTCGCCAAGGGCGATACGCTCTCCGCGCAGAAGGTAATCCTTAAGGAACTGAACACAGAGTTTGGCGGCATGGCCGGAGCATCGGCCACGAGTTCCGCAAAGATGCACGTAGCGTTCCAAGAGCTTTCCGAGGGAATCGGAAAGATGCTACTACCGGCATTCGACGCGGCCGTCACGTGGATCACGATATCCCTATTGCCAGCAGTGGAGAGACTAGCCCACACGGTAGAGAAGGTTCTTTCCCCGAAGGTATCGTTTGCCGCTGGGATCTTCAAAAAGGATCTAGTGCCCGTACTACAAGACGCCTACCAGTGGCTTGAAAAGAACCGCATTGTCATCGTTGGGCTTGAAACAGCAGCCGCTAGTTTCGCCGCGTTGATCACTGGTATTAAAGGTGTCTCGCTCGCAATGCAGGCATGGAAAATCATTATGTCCGGCAACATTGTCGTGATCATCATCGTTGCTTTGATAGCGCTGGCGGTCATGCTTGTGTACGCGTACAACCATTGCCAGAAGTTCCGGGAGATCTGCCAGGCCGCGTTTAAGGCGGTACAGGAAGCCTGTTCTATCGCGTGGAATAGCTACATCAAGCCCGCGCTAGCCGCGCTCATTCTCGCGTTCCAATGGGTGGGCGACAAAGCAAATTGGCTTTGGATCAACGTACTTAAGCCCGTGTTTACGATCATCGGCCAGTACGTCGGTCTCGTGTGGAACGACTATCTTAAGCCGGTCCTTACCACGCTAATGCAGATTCTCGTCAAGGTCGGAACGATCCTCTTTAGCGTGTGGAACACGGTACTCAAGCCGACGTTTACCGCTATCGGCGTAATCGTATCCACGATGTGGACGTACTTCATTCGGCCGATCTTCGGATTGATCTTCGTACTGCTCGGCGTTTTCGGCGCGTTGCTGCTGAGCATTTGGAAGACGATTGTCTTTCCGATCCTCACGCTCATAGGTGGAATTTTTAAATGGCTCTGGCAGACCGCGATTGGCCCCGCGCTTAACGGCATCATGAACATCATCACGTTTTTGTGGATGAACGTATTCAAGCCCGCGTTCCAGGGTATCGGCGCCGTCATTAAATGGGTGTGGGACAACGTAATCAAGCCAGCGTTCGAAGCACTCAAGTCTGGGATTGACCGCGTCAAGGATAGTTTCCAATCCGGGTCGTCCGCCATTGAGAAGATCTGGAATGGGCTAAAGGCGATTGCGGTTGCGCCTATCAACTTTATCATTGAGACGGTATTCAATGATGGCATCTTGCGCGTATGGAACTGGCTAGCAGACAAAATCGATCCGAGCTTGCATGTCAATCCGATTAAGCCGATCAAGCTTGCCAGTGGTGGCCCGATCAATGGGCCGGGCGGGCCGACCGATGACAAGATCCTCGCCGCACTGTCCAATGGGGAATACGTAGTCAAGGCCAGTGCCTACGCCCAGAACCGCGCACTAGTGGAAGCCATTAACGCCGGTCAAGTCTTTGCGCAGGGCGGCACCGTTGGCTACGGCGTCAACAGCAACTCCGGGCAGAACCGTTCAGACCCCGGTGGTGGCGGCACCACAACCGCTAACGATACGAATTGGTCAAAGGCGGTAAACGGGTTTCTCAACGATCCACTGGGGACGCTTGCCGGTCTGTTCGGGAAAGTCTTTGATGGTGTGCAAAAGTTCGAAGGCACCGTGTTGGGTAAGACCATCATTGAAATCCCACGGAAGATCCTGACCAATGTGGTCAAGTTCCTTAAGGATAAGGTGACCGGGATTTTCTCCGGCGGTGGCGGTGGCGGTAGTGGTGGCGGCGGCGGCATCGGTGGCACGGCACAGTGGACGGCACTAGTAACGGAAGTCCTTACCATGCTGGGCCAGTCGCTTTCGCTGGTGCCCAATGTGTTGCGCCGGATGAATCAAGAGTCTGGCGGTAACCCTAACGCCATTAACCGCACCGACATAAACGCGCAGCAGGGGCACCCCTCGCAAGGGCTCATGCAAACAATCCCTTCGACGTTCGCGTCTTATGCCGGTCCGTTCGTGGGCGCGGGAATCCTAAACCCGCTGGCAAATATCTACGCTGGCGTCAATTACGCTATCCATCGCTACCCGTCTTTGCAGTACGCAATGGACAAGCCGGGCGGCTACGTCAACGGTGGGATTCTTAAGCCGGGACAGTTCGGGTTCAATGAGACGTCCGAGCCGGAAGCGATATTGAATAAGCAGCAGTGGAACGCCATTACCAATAACAAGGGTGGCAACACCTACGTGCTCAATGTTTACGAAGCCGCTAATTCCACTATCGACCTACGTGCACAGTTCGCACGTATGCAACTAATGGACGCGCCGTGACGGAAACAGCACAGTGGATTGACGCGGACGGCGTCGCTACCGACCTTGAAGTTTCGTGGGACGTAAGCGGGCGATTCATGCCGCCTATCGTTTTCGAGGAAGACGGCATTCCGCAGCAGCCGGGCCTACGTTTGCGCGCGGTACGCCACGATGTCAGAACCTTTATGCTGACACTGTGGATTACCGCAGCAGACGGCCCGTCTTTGCGGCTTGCCATGCGGGACCTGGTGACCAAAATGGACCCGCACCGTGGGCCGGGTGCGATCGTGTTTACAACCCCCGTCGGCGACCTACGGCAGATCACCTGTAGCTACGCCAGCGGCTTAGAGGTGGGGGAAAAGCTCGGGGAGTCATCCGGGCCTACGGTGCAAATTGCGGCCGTGACGTTCCGGGCGCATGACCCGTATTGGGCGGACGTGGCCGACACGTCCGCCGTGTTCACCACGGGCGCGTTGCCGAACTTTTTTCCATTCTTCCCATTGCGGTTGTCGTCGTCTCAAGTTGTGGTCGATACGACAATCGATAATCTGGGCGACCTCGACGCGTGGCCACTGATCACAATTACCGGCCCGGGTTCCGTGATCAATGCGGCCAATCTAACAACCGGCCTATACCTGGACTTTGGTACGGGCTCGATCGGCACCGGCCAGAGCGTCATCATTGATACGCGGCCGGGGGCTAAGACTGTGGTTATGCAAGATGGCCTGAACGTCTTTGCTGCTCTTAGTGCAACGTCTGCATTGTGGTCGCTCGTTCCCGGCAACAACGCCATCCGTCTGACTATGTCGGGGGCAGACCCGATCACTTCTCAGATCTCGTTCTCTTACCGTTGCAAGTATTTGAGCGTGTGAGCCATGGTGGATAAGTACGTCATCTATGCGCGTAACGCCACCCTCGGCCGCGAAGGCTACATAGAGGATTACCAGTCGGCGACATTCGCCCTACGGTTCAACGACATTGGTACGTGGGAAGTAGTTGTCGACCGGCGCCGCAAAGAAGCCGTGTGGCTAAGCACACCCGGTTGGGGAATCGAAGCGGTAATGAATCTGCCCAACGGTACACAAGTGCCGCTGATTTCCGGGCAGATACACACACGCAAACACAACAGCGGAACCGACATTGAAACCCTGTCCGTCACCGGCTATTCCGACGACGTTGTTTTCAACAGGGCACTAGCTCACCCTAGCCCCACGGAATCATTTCCCCCGTACACGATCACCGCCGACGACGTGCGCACCGGTGTGGCGTCCACTGTCCTAGCCGGGTATGTGAACGCCAACATAGGGCCGGGTGCCATATCGCCCCGCCGGTTCCCCGGACTCACCATAGGGACAGACCCCATAGTGGGCGCCACCGTCACCGGCCGCGCGCGCTATGACCTGTTGTTCACCCTTATGCAGACCCTCGCGATAGCGGGCAACGTGGGGTTCCGGATGGCGCAAGTCGGTGGCGGGCTGGAATTCCAGACGTACCTACCGGTGGACCGGTCCGCCACTGTCATTCTCTCGGAAGGTCTCGGCAATTTGCAGGCGTGGGAATACACGTCCGAGTCGCCGGAAACAACGTACGTCTATGTCGGCGGCGATGGCGTCGGAACGGCACGCACCATTGTGGAGGTTCCCGACTCTGCGAGCATCATCACGTGGGGACGCCGTGAGTCTTTCGTGGACAACCAAGGAACAACGGTCACGGCCGAATTGACGCAAGCCGGGACGACGTATCAGAGTCAGCACAACGAAAAGACCGGTCTCACTATTACGCCCGTTGATATCAACACGTGCGTATATGGAGTGGACTACGCGCTAGGCGACCGAATCAGTATTCAGCTCGAAGGCCCGATAGATCCGGTAAGCGAGATTGTGCGGGAAGTCGATATCGCCCTGACTAAGTCGGGGCCGCAAACTCTCCGGCCGGTTATCGGCACCCCTAGTGCGTCATCGATCTACCGGCTTTTCCGTCGGTTCCGGGAAGACGCGTCACGGCTGGACAACCTCGAAAGGCATTGATCTATGGCAACGCTTATGGATGTCTACGCGCCGTTTGACTCGGGGCCGGGATCTTCGATCGGTGAAGACACGTGGCGAAAGATCATGCGACGGCCCACTGTGTCCGGTGTACTCCGCAATGTCCTTAACGAATTGCTGGTGTACGCCGACTCGACCGGTATGCAGGTAAAGGTTAAGACCGGTGAGGTTTGGATGGAAGGGGAATGGGGCACGATCACTATTGAAAAGATCGTCCCCATTGCTACCGCTCATGCGACGCTTGCCAGGATTGATCGTATCGTGGCGCGTGCTGACTACGTAGCTAATCAGATTGTGGTGGACGTGCTCACGGGCACCGCCGGTTCCGGGCTTGCTATTGGGTGCACCCGGAATACCGCAATGTACGAGGTGAGCCTTGCGACCATTGCGGTTCCGGCTACCGACGTTTCCATTGACGCGGCGCAAGTCACGGACGCCCGGCAATTCGGTGGCGTGCCCTACTCGTGTGTGACGGACGACCAGAACTTTTACACCGATAAGCTTTCGTCGGTGTCTCGCGCGCAGTGCAACGGCACGGTTACCTTGACGGCGAGTTTCCTTTACCTCGAACGCATGGTGTCGCAAGCCGAGAATTCGATTAGCGAGATTCGGGTATTCCCGACCGTTGCCCAGGTTGGCGGCACGTCGACGTGGGGAATCTATAAGGGATATACCCAGCGAGATCTTGCGCTGGTCGCGTCCGGCTCGATTAACCTTACGGTTGCCGACGCCGTAGCACGCGCGACGTTTACCGCGATTACGCTAGAGGCCGGTATGCAAATTTGCGTGGCGCTACTGACCGCCGGTGCGTCGACGATTGCGTCTATCGCATGCCTGTCCGCCGTAGTGTCTGGCAACTTCACGAATCCGCTTACCCCGGTGAGTGCGCGTACTAGCGTGTTCAAAAGTGGTGGCACAATCGGTTCAACCCTTGACATGCTCGACGGCACGTATTCGAGTTCGACAACCTTCCGGTGGATGGCGCTCAAGTAAAGGGTCCCGCGATGCTCATTGATATCAGCCACTACCAAAGCTCGATTGATTGGCCGACTGCTATTCGCGACGCGGACGGGTTCTATATCAAAATCACGGAAGGCTCGACGAGCGTGGACCCGGCATGGTCGTCGCACTGGGATCACGCGCACGTCAAGCAAGTGGGCGCCTACCATTTCTCCGACATGGGAAACCCTGTCACGGAAGCTAATCATTTTGCGGATATCTATCTCACGCGTGCGTGGACGCTACGGCCGGTGCTGGACATTGAGGACAGTAGCGCCACGGCCGGATGGGTCCGCGCGTTCCGGGATCAATTCCGCAAGCGCACCGGCACGGTAGCGTTCCGCGTGTACACGTCGAGATACCTACTCACGACGACACTCGACCCCGTCAATTGGATTGACGGGAATACCGATATCTGGGCAGCGCGGTATGGCAGCTCGCTCGGGTGGAGTCACCCACAATTGGTGTTGTGGCAAAATTCGTCGGCCGCGAACCTGCCCGGTTTCGTCGGCACCGTCGACACCGATCAATACGTTAACGGGTGGACGCCTACGCGGGACACTGCGATTACGCCGACAGTCGAGGATGGAATCATGACCGGGATTGCTATTCAAACTTTGCCACTCGCACCCAACGGTGACTATATCGGATACCCCATCGAGGTTGGTTCGAATAGTTCCGTCATCGGTTCGCAATGGGTGGTGCTCAATGCAACGTGGGGCAGCGTCGACTATCAGCTGATCTGCATTGGCGCCAGTGCAACGCTGGTCGCCCCTAGTGGCGGCAACGGATACCCCACGGCCGGGACGCTGAAAGATCGCCAGCGTGCGGTGTGGGCGCTGCCCGACGGGTGCGAAGGTATCGCCATTCACTACACCAGTCAGGGTAACGGCCGACTCGGCATCGCATTCCCGCAACGCTCGAAGTAAAGGGGTCCCGCTATGTCGCCCTACCTGAAAGACCTAGCCGAACGCGTCGTGTCGAGTTTCGTCGGTGGCGCGCTATCGGTGATCGGACTGTCCGGGGTGGACGCGTTTCACCTCGATTGGAAAGCGGCCCTAGGTGTCGGTGGCGGGGCCGCGCTCGTGTCACTGCTGAAAGGTCTAGTTGCCCGTGGTGTCGGCGACCCCGGTACGGCGTCACTGCTGCCCGTGGCGTCCACTGCACTGCCGCCCATCGTGGCCCCGCCGGTCACGCTGCCTGCCCCGATCGATCCGGCCGCGTAAGCCAGGTGGACGCCACCGGCCCCGCCGACGAGCCCCCGCCGACGAGCCCCCGCCGACGAGCCCGGATTTTCATGATCAACAACTTTTGCCGGCTCCGAGTTGATCATGTCCTGACCTGCGGTTATGTGCCGAAACCGGTGTGCTCGAAGATCGATCCTGCTCGACCTAGTATCCTCGTGCTTGCTTCTCTCGTCTCTTCGCTGGGACGCTGTGGAGCGGGTCCCCTGTTCATGATCCTCACGGGTCATGGGCAGGGGATTTTTTTTGTCCCCCATTCGTGTCAACCCGTTGCTAGGTATCGTTACACGTTCGTTGCCGCTAGGGTGTTTAAACACCCCCCGAATCGGGATACCCTACGGGTGCAAGGAAAGAGGGACCGGCACCGGGGTTACAGCCCCCGCACCGGCAACAGGAATTCGGGACACGCGGCTAGGCACGGAAGGCGTCTCACACGGGACGCGCGCCACCTACGCCAGAAGTGGAAAATCCGGGTTCTAAAAAATAGCGTGAGAACAATGGTCCTAGCCCCGGTTGCCGGGCGCGGGTATCAAGCCCCGACTAGGACTCTCCCAGCGAAGAGACATAACGGAAAGAGGCACCATGACGAACGCAACCGCAGTCAAGACACAAACCGTGTCGGTCAACAGCTTGCGCGAAGGTGACGTTTTCGCCGGTGGAACAATGATCATCGCGCGCTACCGGGACGGTGACGGTATCTGGATTGAAACCGACGACGGCGAAGTTGGATACGCGATGGCCGCTCGTTACCGGATTCAGGCACGCCAGTAGCAATCGGCCCTAGCACCCGGGAAAGCCGGGCACGGATGCAAGCTCCGGCTAGGGCGCTCCCAGCGAAGAGACAACCGAAAGAGGACACCGTGGACACCATCACAATCGAGTCCCACAATTGCGCCGCGCGACACGGCTACCTGGTCACCTTCGAGGGTGACAACTTGGAAGCCCGGGTGCTTGCCTTTATGGACGGCCGGTCAAGCACACACGCTTTTTGCGAGGTTGAAGAATCCCCGTTCGACGGCAAGCTGTACCCGCTACTGGCGGAACGGCTTTACCCCACTTGCCCGCACGGCCTTTCAGCTTCACTGTGCGAGGGACCGAACCACTACCCGCGCGACGATATGTGAACTACCCGCCTTAGCACCCGGGAAAGCCGGGCACGGATTCAAGATCCGGCTAGGGCACGCCCAGCGAAGAGACAACGGAAAGAGGCACCATGACAAAGTACCGCGTGACCGATACCCGGACCGGCAAAGAAGTGGCCGAAGGCGACACCGTCACCGACTTCCGGGGCGACACTGTGAAATTCGTAAGCGTGACGCGGGGTGTCGAATACAACGGCACGGCTAAGGTACTCGTGGAATGGCCCGACGAATACCGGAACGAGTACTACGCGAACGTGTTCGAGCTTGACGTCGTGACGCTAGACAACGAAGCCTAGGAAGGAACGATTATGTTGGAATGCATCGAAGAGCGCGACGGCGGTTGCGACGGCGAGATTCAGGAACACCGTTCACGTTCTGGCGCCACGGTGAGCGCACGTTGCGAGACTCACCAGCGCATACACGAGGTGCGCACGGACAAAGTGCACGCAGATGTCAGCTCGCGCTATCCCGGATACGACACTCCGGGCAGCCTGCCACCGGCCGATTTCGACCCCACGTATGCCGGTGAATCGTGGGACGAAGACTAGCTAGACAACCGCCCTAGCACCCGGGAAAGCCGGGCACGGATTCACGTATCCGGCTAGGGCACGCCAGCGAAGAGACAACGAAAAGAGGCACCATGCACGATATGACAATGGCTCAATCCGTCGGCGAAGAGCCGATCCGCGACCACCGACGGGAGTGGACGCCAGAAGAACTTGACGAATGGTTCGGCGGCGACCGCTATGAAATGGGTGAACAAATTCGCGCCGATAGGGCCGCCGCGCTAGCCGAGCTGCAAGAGGAAAATAACGAGTTGCGCGCCCGTATCGCCGAGCTGACAGCCCCGGTGCAATGGGCCGTAATCGTCAAGGGCGAACGGGGCCGCGTGTGGTATCGCACGGATTCATCGTCGAGCCCCGATAAGGAGTTCATCGTTGACCGCATGCGCGAGTTTCGCGAACAGTACCCGCTCATGAGATTCGATATGGTCGACGTGAAAGACGGACACGACATAGCGCCGATCAAGTACCGGCCGTGGGCACAGTGACACGACAGCCACGCTACGAACTATTTGCAATGGTGTTCATTGGTATGACGGTGAACACCATACTTGCCGCCAACGTCCACCTAATCGCCAATGCGTATCTGTACATAGTTGCATGTTTCGCAATCGAAATGTTTAGCCTTTGGTTCGCTAGTCGCGTAGCGGCGACCACTCTTACAGGCAAAAAGAAACGGAAGGTGTGACAGTGGTCGCCAAAATGAAAGCGCTACGCGTAGACCCCAGTGGTGTTATCGGCGTTGTTGAGGTGGCGCCCGACTCGCTCAAAGACCATTACCGATTGATCGGCGGGGGTTGCGATTGCGCTGAACCCGTCCGGCTACCTGACGACGTCACTATGTGGCTGGACGAAGACGGAATATCGCGCAAGCTACCGGTGAATCATTTCGTCACCCGGATCATGCGGGGCCTAGATCTCACGCCTATGCAACCGTTCGTCGGCACGGCGGTATTCACCGGCGACAAAGGCGGACTCACCAACGAGACCATAACGAAGCTAGTCGATTACGCCGACGCAGGCCGCCACCACAACCCCTTACCAGGGGAGTAAGCATAATGAACGAGCGCGATTTCACTTTCATACTTCTCGCATGGACCGTGGCCCTTCTCCCCATCGGCATTTACTGGTGGGGCCGCGCAACACTCAACGTGCTAGTGGACCTACTCAAGTCAAGCATGAAGACATCGGCCAATCTATTTGCCGCAGCTAAAGCGAGTGAAAGGAAATAGCACGTGTCGAACTACGGCGCGCCCGGCCCCTACAAGATCACCCGCGTTGGGGGTGACCCCGATAACCAACCGCTTTCAATCAACACCGTTCCGGCGGCGACCACTCCACAGCAGTACCCGACTGATTCACCCTGGATAGGACCGGAGCGTTTCTTAGAGGCCGTGCACAAACTCAACGGGTGGCCACCGGGGCAGTACCGCATTGAGGGTGACTTCGCGGACGTCACGCGAACGCTGCCCCTCGGCGCGGCATACGCGGCTCTCCCGTCATCATCGGAACGGGACAACCCGTCCCGGAAATACTGTCATTGCCTCGCTGGGTTCTATCCGCCGACCACGGCCGAACAAGTCGCCGAACAATACGATGTTTTCCGCGCGCACTTCCGTGGTGAAATCAGCGACGAAGAATTGCTAAAGCGCACCGGCTACGAACGCACCGGCAAGCGTCACTATTCCACGTACGGCAAGTAACCCGACCGACGGAAAGAAGGTAGGACGGTGGACGCCAGCGACAACATTCCGAAACAGCAGCGGTCAAGACTTATCGGGGCACAATGCCCCAAGTGTGATTACCTCGTTCGCGTAGCGCGCGGGTGGCTCGACGTAGGGCCGCCGATATGCCCCGTCGATATGATCCCGCTTGTCGAGGTTCAGCCGGGTACGGCAATGCACACCGGCTACGGTCGACACGGGACGCGCTACACATTCCGCAACCTCGACACCCTCACGCGTCGACTCGGCGGCACGGAATGGCGACTACGGCATGATGGTGGCGTTGCCGACGAACCTATCCGGGAAATCGCGGTTGTGCGGTACGTCAAAGATGCCGGTTCGTGGGAAGTGCTCGACGTCGTCCGTGTTCCGGCCGCCGCAGTGTTCCCGGCCGTCGAGCCCGTAGCGGCCGACGGCTAGCCCCCGCCGACAAGCAAGCCCCCCGTCCCTGGCAGTGATGCCGGTGGGCGGGGGGCTTTTTTTGTGCCCGGTGTCGGCGCGCCCGGTTGCCGGGTGGTGCGTTCCGGGTGGCGTCGCGCGTGCTGCCCCTGTAGCGCTCTCTGCCGCGTGACCGGTGTCAGGCAGGCATGGACGCACGCGCCCGGAGAGATCTTGCTAGCGGGTGGACGCCACCGGCCAGCAGTGCCCCGCCCACGATGGTGCACGTTTAGTGACTGCTCTTTGACGGTGCGTGTTGCCCCCGCCGACTGGCCAGCGTGCCCGGCCCCGCGTTGCCCCGGAGAGCGCACAGAACCCCCGCACCCGGCTTGCGTCACCAGGTACGGGGGTTCCGTTCGTCTGTGGGCTACCTAGGGTGCGGGGTGGCCCTTTGTGATCGATGCCGCGAACGCAACGAACGCGGTCGGGCTAAGGGTGAGGTAACCCGCCGCGCGGTCTTTCGTGTCGCGAACGAGCGCGGTTTCCGAGTCGTTCGCAACCTCGACACAATCGGCCTTCTCATTGCTGCGAATCGACTTGCGCCAATTTGTGGGGAGTGACGACATTATTCCTTCTCCAATTTCTCAATCTGATTAACAATGAGTCGGATTGAGTCTTCGTGACTCAATGCCTTCCCTTTCGTTTCCTCGACGGCATGACGATAGACGTCGTCGACGTGAACGGCATCATTGAAAAAGAAGCTCGCATCTTGGATCTCTTGATGCACTACCGACTTAGTGTCAGCTGAATCAATGATGAAAAACTGTCCACGTTGTAGCTGTGTCCATCCTGCCGTAAAGGGAACGATATTAAGGGTGACGTTCGGAAGCTCTGCGCACTCCACGAGATATCGTAGTTGCTGCAAGAATGTTTCCGGGCCGCCCACTTGGCGATGAATGACCGACTCATCAAGTATTGCAATTAGCTGGACTGGGGTATCTCGACGTCTTATAACTTGCCCGCGTCCCTGCCGTTCGGCTACGCGCTGCCTAGCTACGTCATCGGATACACCGGCGGTTTGCATAATGGCGCGCGAATAGGCGGGCGCTTGCAGAAGCCCCGGCACAGTTCCGTTGCACAAGTACGTGATACGGATTGCCTGCTCTTCGGCTCGAAGGATGGCGGCCATGATTAGACTTTGATCGGTGTGCGCTTGAAACTTTATCCACACGGATACTTCCGAGTCGTCCGCAAGCAACTGCAATTCGTCCATTTCTTCGGTGGTCGCATTGCAGTGCTGGAGGTAACGGACCAGGTCGCGGTTGCTGATCTTGCGGCTACCGCGCTCCCACCGGCTGACCGTCGGCGGCTGGACCCCGAGCAGCGTAGCCATTTCCTCACGGGCAAGCTCCGCGTTTTCGCGCGCTGACCTCAGCTTTTGCCCCAGTAGCCGACTCTGGATTGTGTCCGTCATGCACCGATCATAGTGGGTGGCGACTTCCGCGCTCGACTACGGTGCGTACTTGCTACTTCACACGTATGGGCTATTGCGTACCGATCGTACCGACGGCCACTGTGGGGACCGGTACAACTCGGCACGCTGGCACGGTCACGCTCGACCGGCCCGCTAGCCCAGGTCAACGGCAGAAAGTGGGGTGTGCGGCATGGGGGCCGTGATCGTTGGTTGCCTGCTCATAGGCGGTGCCGCCGTCCTAGCGGTAGCGATCTTGGTACGTGACCACCGGGAACGGCGGCAGGCCAGAGCACGCGCCGACGGGTGGAACCCGATAGACGTGGCCGTGATCCTCGAACGCGAGCGACGCGCCGAGCTGGACCGTGTCGACGACAAGCATGCCGCGCGCGGCGACTTTGCCGCCGACTGGCCAACCGTCGAGCGGCCGTCACCCATACCCCGGCAACGGCCGCCACTCACCCGGCCGTACATGACGAACCGGCCAGACCGTGAACCACGCGACGAGCCCGAACCGGCCCGCCGTCGGACACTGCAACATTCCTGATCATTGGAGGAAACCCCACCGTGGACGCCAGCATTTGTCTTGCCATCGCTCATGCCGCGACACTCGGCCGTCAACTTTTCGACGGTTGGGAAACCGTTGGTGACGACGGCGACCGGTTGCAATACGTCACCCTGGAATGTGACGGCGAGACGTTGACCCTCGTTCGCGACGACAACGTCAACCACTCCACCCTAGTTTTCACTTCGCGTGAGTGGGACGCCTTTAAGGACGGCGTGTCCAAAGGTGAGTTCAACGTCGAAATGGGACTGTCCCCTTTCGGCGTCAACGGAAAGGAAATTTCGTGATCATCAACATTCATCACATTATCGGCAACTGGCACAAGTCCCTCAAAACGCACCACGAGGAAAACGCTTGTGTCGAGGTGGGCCGATCCGGCAACACCGTCGGTATCCGCGACACCAAGCAGGCAGGCATGCCCGTCGACACGCGGCCGGGACTCAGCACCAGCCCCGCAACGTTCGGCGAATTCGCGCGCGCAATCGTCGCCGCATAGCCGAGAGAGAATGAAATGTTGAACAGCGCAGCAGGGGAACCGAAGGTAGCCGCGACTATCGCGAGGCTTCTGCCAGACCTCGTGATCGGCAGATTCGGTGTGTACCTCTATGAATGGGCAGCGCTGGACAACATCGACGTTGAGGAGTGGATCACCCGCGTGCAAGCGGCATGCGACGCGGTCCACATTCCGGTTGCGTTTGATCGGCGCAATGACGTGGCCGTCGTCGTCGTATTCAATCCGACGAGAACCCCCCGAGTTCACGACGTCAATGCATTCGTCAAGCGCTTGATTCAACGGCGATAACCCCGATACCCACGGCGGGGGCATTCCTTTGCTAGGCGTCCACCCCGAGCAGACGCCCGACGCAAAATGCCCCCGCCGTGTTCCATTGCGGAAGGTCCACCCATGATCGACACCAAGCTCTGTGCACTGTGCGATACGCTTTGCCCGGTGGGCGCCGACGGGGCCTTTGACCCGCACGGCAATTGTGACGGTGGCCTACTGGCACCCACTCGTGCATACGAGCTTTGGGCGTACCGGCGCGACGGCGACCAGTGGCGCTATGAGACACGCCACGCGCGGCGCCTTGTCGTCGCCGTACGCAAGGCCATCCGTGTACGTCGACGAGCGTGCCTAGCCGGGGTGCGGGCATGAGCACCCTTCTCCTGTTCATCTGGACGACTGGCATAGCCGCACGGGCCGCGTGGGGTGCATACGTGGTGGTGCACCACGGGCGCCCGTTCCCGGCGAGTGCGTTTTACGAGTTGATCGGCCGGGCCGTGTTGTGGCCGGTAAGCATGTGGCATATCGAACGGTGAGAAATTGGGGGGTGTCCACTAATGGATGACGACGAACTAGTCGACCTCTATCAGCAGGGCGAATCAATGAATAAACTTTCAGCGCGCTACGAAATGTCACGTCCACGTGTGCGCGAAATACTGGTGCGGCATAGGGTCGCAATACGTTCAGACGTTCCGATCATCCCACCGGGGATGGCCGACGCCTACCGCGCAGGGCAGACTATCCGCGCGGTAGCAGAAGCCTTTGGCTACACGTACAGCAAGACGCGCCGGATGCTCATTAACGCGGGTGTCCGGATTCGGCCGACCGGCGGAAACGGCCTGCCACCCACAACAAGAAAGCGGACTCGCGTGTCAAAAGAGCTTGAGCAGCAGCAGCCACCGAAACCGGTCGAGCCTTTGCCCGTGCGCGTGCACGTGCAAACGACGGCAAGGCCCGTCCGGGACTCGGGTTCTTATCCGTCGTCGGAGCTACTCGCGCGCGTTTTGGAACTAGTCCGCGCCTTATGATCACGGAAAATAGAATTCGATAAGGGTAGCCTCACCATCCACAGTGGATTACCTCGACGGTGACGTCATAAATACCGTCACGCGGATACGGCGCGCGACGGTCGCCGCGAAATTCGGGAATGCAAACCCGCTGGTCTAGGCCACTTTTCCGGCGGCCGGGGGAATAGCGATGCCGCCATTTGGGTGACGCTCCGTGCATATTGCACCCGGCAAGCGGCTAGTCTGTGATCATGAGTTCCACAACGGACCATGCATTAAGGACAGACGGAACGCGGTGGGTTTACAGCACCGAGAGCAGGGGGGCGCCAGCACCGCGCGCCGGTAAATCCGGCACGAGAGAAGTCACTTGCCCGGTATGCGGCAAGGACAAAGTGAGGCTTTATGGCGGCGAGATGGAAAGACACACAGTGCACGCGACCGACAATCGCGGACGCCTCACCGCAAAATGGAAATGGTGTGCTGACGGTGACAGTGAAAGTGACGACGAATAAAGTTTTCGCCGCGCTGACCAGTACAGCACTCGGCGCGGGCATCGTTCTCTGGGTGGCGCTAGATCAATGGCATTACATGGTGTATGGCCTGGTCCTCACCATGATAATTGCCGCAATCGGCGCGGCCGTGGAGAAAGACGCCAGCGCCAATCGCTAACAAGCACAATCGAATAGATGCTAAGGGACCTACTGCGATGCAAGCAATACTAGACCGTGCCGTTGATCTTGACACGTGCGATACGTGCGGCGCCCGACCGGCCCGCCCGTGCGTCGGCATAAGCAACAACGCCAGCAAGGGCAAGGAACTACTACGCCACCACAAGGGACGGCCGCACGTCGACGGCCCCGCACCCGAACCGATCGACCCCACGCCACTCCGACCGGCCCCCATACTCGACGAGCCCGCCACGGTGGACGCCACCCCCGACGACGACTATTGGTCAGAGTTCGGGAAGTGCCGCGTGTGCTTTCAGCGGGCAGGGAAAGCGTGCTTGTCGGTCAATGACCACGGCAAGATTCTTGCCCGTGTCCATAAGGGACGCGAGCGGATCGAGGCGCCCACCGGCCGGGCGTCGGTGATCCCGATCACCCGCACTCGCGCGAGGGTCGAGACGGCCCCCGGCCACAAGCGCAGCATTACCCCGGAAACGATAGGGGGCTTGATGACGTGGCGCGCATTGTGTTCGTGTTCATGGGTAGGCGACCGGTACACAGATAGCGGCACCCCCGAAGACGAGCACGCGAGACATCTGATAGCGGAACTGTCCGCACAGTCCTAGCCATATTCGCCTAGCCCCCATGCCCTAGACCACGGCATGGGGGCTTTAATCATGCGATGGTACCGGCGCCCGTGTACGCGTGACACGCACCGCAATAGCCCTTGGCGCGGTCGGTCGGGTTGTAAGACACCAAGCCGCACACGGGGCACGTGAACGTCGGCAACGTGTTGGCAGCGTGCGCGGACAACTTACTAAGGCGCGCCCGCCGGTTCAGAATCGCGCGTGCCTGCCGCTCACCTTTCTTCCACGCTTCCAAGATGTCCACGGCCGATACTGCAACGGTGATCACCAAACTAGGATCATCGTTCACGGTCAAAGTCACGGTGTATTGCGTCACGCAACCGCACCGGCCCACGTGAGTTGAACGGTCTTTTGCGTGGTGCTGGTCCAATCGACCTCGACAGTCACCGTGATTTCCTTGGCGCTAGCGGGAACCTTCGTCAGGTGCATGGTGTACGTGAAGCTTTTCCCTTGCACCACACCAATTCCGATCTGCTCGGTATTGTCGTCGTCTAGGTCCGTAGCCGCACCGTCGGCCGTGATGCCGTCGACGACAAGATCAGTGAGCACCGCCGGACGGTGGTTGACCAGCGTCACCGGCACCGTAGCGATTCCGTCACTGCCCCGCACCGGCTTACCAAGCACTACGTCCGCGCCTAGCGCGTCGCCGTGTGCGTTCCACGCGAGCGGCCCCGGCACCGTGTCCGCCGCGCTCGACGACGGGGCCGGGGGTGCAACCGACGGGGCCGGGGCCGGTGTGCTCGCGCTCGTGCATGCCACGGTGGATGCCGCGACCAGCGCGACCACACCGGCTATCCGGGGGATTCTCATGCACCGAGAGTAGCCCCGTCGGGGCACGTACAGTCACGACGGCAGATCACGAATCATGGGCACGCAAAACACCCCCGGTGCGCCGGTTGTGTAGCGGCCGACGGCCGGGGGTGTTTGCTACAGATCTGCTACATATTCGCGAAGGATCACCAGGTCAAAGGCACTATGCCATCTAGAGGCCACCCTTATGCATAAATCGTTGACCTGGTAAAACGGGTTTCCGGCAGTGTTCGGGCATGATCGACATTGTGACGATACTTCCGCTGGTCAGCGGGCATTTTTGCGGGCCGCTTTGCGGAACCTGTAGCAATCTTCCCGGAGGACTTTGCTACAGGTTCCGCTACAGACCCGGCGGCCGTGAGCACGTCCATGACGTGGCGATCGTGGGCGCGCCCGGCCGTCCGCTTGTCGTCGTATCGGTCGCTCACCCACCGGCACGTACACGCGGACCGCCACAACATGGCCGGGAACCCGGCTAGCGGGGCCTCTACCGTGTCCGCGCGGTGTGCCCGGCCGATCGCTGCCCGGGTGGCCGTGTCGTCGGTGGCGTCCACCTCGTGCCCGTTGTCGGCGTGGCCGGTGAGCGTGGCCGTGTCGGCGTGGCCGGGCCGGGTGGCCGGTTGTGCCGTGCCCGTGGCCGTGCGGCCCGCTAGGGCCATCTCAGCCCCGGCTAGGTGTGAGAAACGCCACTCGTCTTGCCCCGGCTTGCGGCGCGTGTTCGCCACCGGTGTGCCGTCCATCGTGTGCGCGGTGAACCACGTCCAGCCGTCCGCGCTCGTGCGGTCGGCGTAGCCCACATACTCACCGTCGGCTAGGACGTACCACGGGGTGCGGTGCGCGGACCGGTCCCAACCGGCGGGGGGCTTGCGTGTCCGGGTGATCGTGGCCGGTTCGGCGTGCTCGACGACGGCAGGGTTTGCCGGGGCCGGTTCGGTGGTCGCCGTGTCGGCGTGCGCCGGTGCGTCGGTGTCCACTGTCGAGCCCGATACGTACTGGCCTACGAAGTGGCGGCCATCGTGGGGTTGAGCGATGGGCCGTCGGCCGGATGACTTCATGCTTAGGCACGGTCGTTCGTATTCGGCGCCGCATGTTTCGCATGGGAGATAGCGGGACCACGGGCCATCGTCGGCAAGGGGTACACCGGTTTTGAAGTAGCGCCAGATTGAATACCAATCGACATCCGGTGAGTCGAGCGTACTTGACCTCAATTCCGTCTGGTCGCCGAGATAGCTACGTGCGTCTTTGCGGAATGCTTCAACGCTGGTCATGATGAATTTCTCGCCGACTAATTCCCACATTCCATCGCCGTGGGACAGGTTTCTGAATATGTCTTTCGTCGCGCGGGATTCTCTGGGCATTGCGGTCAACCTCCTTTATGCCGCGTGGGTGGTGTTCGGGCGGACAATGGTCAATGCCGGTGCGGCCGGTGCGGCGCTTGCCGCGTCGCGCGCGGTTTGCAGGCGGTTGCGCACTTCGGGTGTCATCTGGTGATACCCGCGCGTCTCGTCAAGGTTGGCGTGACCTAGACCTTTCTCGACGTCGAGTTGTGGGGCACCGCCGACAATGGCGGCCGTTGCCGCGCCGCGTCGAGCCGCGTATGGGGACTTGCCTTTGAATCCACCTTTCTTCGCTACGTTCCGCATGGCTTGCGCGAGATTGCGGGGGGTGATCGGTGCTCCGCGTACGGTGCGGAAAATCAGGTCGTCCGCGCATGGCTTGCCGTCGAGGTGTTCAAGGCCGCACCCGTTGCGTAGTTCGCGGCCGTCCAGTGCGGCGACAACTAGCTTGAGTGCCTGGTCGATAAGCGGAGCGGGCCGGGTTTCGCCGTTTTTGGTGAACGGCCGGATTGCCATCATTCCCGGTACAAGTGAGTTGGCGACATAGCACCACCCGGTATCCCAATTGATTGCTTCCGTGTGCAGCCCGCAAACTTCGCTAGGCCGCATGCCACTTTGGTAAGCGAATTCGAGTACGGCTAGGTAGTCCTTGCGTAGGCCGTGCACGCGGTACAGTTCGATATCCGCATCGGTGATATAGGGCATTGCCTTCTTTACGATTTTAGGCAGGCCCATTTTCGCGGTGCATGGTGTTGCGTCGAGCACGCCGTATTTCTCATCGACGGCGAGGTCTAGGCTGACCTTCAAAATATAGTAAATGTATTCGACGTACTTCGGGGAGTGCTTGAGCGCTAGCTCTTTAATCCATTCCTTAATGTCATGGTTGGTAATGCGGTTGAGCGGCGTTGTACCCCACGTCGGGCGGATATGCTTTTCGACAACGATCTTTTCGTTAGCGTCACCGTCGCTGGTCTTGTGGCGGTTGCCGCCGATCTGGTCCCACCAATCACCCCACGGAATATCGCCGCCGGTGGTTGTGCGTTGCGGTGCCTTGCGGCGGGCCGTCGACTCGGCATCGCGACCAGCGGCCATAGCGGCACGCTTGCCGGGGTAGTAAACGGTGTCGCCGTTGCTGTCCTTTACGGTGAGCGCCTTACCCGCAGGGTCGCGGTACAGTGCGCGGAATTCGCCTTTGGTGTTCTTCGTTGTCCAGGCCATCACGCACCCGCACTTTCGGCCGAGTCAGACTTACTCGCGTGCGCGCGGAACAATGCGATATGTTCCACCCTGTCAATCTGGTCCACGTTGAGTTGAACGAGCGTATCCCACAGTATGCGTTCATCATCGGTGACCGGTTCGACCTTCTTTGGGAATGGCTTCTTTCCCGCTAAGATCGCATCCATTGAACCGGGTCCCCAGAACAAATACTTTTCGACATTGATCAGAGTCGACCGGCTGACTTTGCCGCCATTCACAAGACGGCGAATTGTTTTGATTGAGAAGTCGGTGCCGGATTGATCGACGAATTTTGCGACACTCCTATAGCCGAGTTCGTCAAGCCGGTACGCCACGGCGTGGCCGAGAGCTTGCCACTGTAGATCTGTCATCCCGTCATCCTGCTGGGTAGCGCGTAGCAGGGCTAGCGGCGGACGTAGGTCGGGTGCACGGGTGCTCATGCGTTTCTGCCTTTCTGCTGGTCAGCGGCCTATCATGCGGCACAATGCGGCACTATACGACAGTCTACGCCCATGTCCGGACGTTACGGGAAGGTCACGGCCAAAAGTGTACCCATGCGGCATCTTGCGGAACCCAACGGAACGGGCCTACGTTCTGTGAATGAACATCGACAGAGAGCAAGGGGTGAGGGGGCCACCGGCCGCTGACCAGCGGGGATGCAAGCGTGGATGACTCACCTTGGCTTACCGCACGTGAGGCCGTCGACTACGCACGCCGTAGCTACGAAACCATTCAACGGGCTTGCGCGCAGTATCACAAAAGCGGCGGAACCGTAGGGCTACGCAATTCCCAACCGAAGGCTCACGGGAAATACTCGATTCAAAAAGCGGACGTTGATCGGTGGCTAGCCGGTGAGCGTCCACTAAAGCCCCGACAGATCACACGCTGAATCCAATCAAAGGGACACCATGCCGAGTGACGAAGAAATAATGGCTTTGCTTGAAGCGCTGGGCGTCCCGGCACTCGACCCCGCCGAGGAAATCGCGGTGTGGGCAAACGAGGTCGACCAGATTCCCGGATGCCTAGGCGAACTACTCAAAGCCATTCACGCGGCTATGGTGTCCATTCAGGTCAGCGGAACGAGCGGCCCGGACGGGTGGACGCCAGCGGAGTACACCAGGTGGGGGCCAGTCATGTTCGCGGCACGCCATTACACGCAAGACGTCGTCCGCGCTATCGCCGACGTCAAGGACATTCCGGCGGAATCGGCGCTTGCACAGATGGAAGAAATGCAGCGCGTGCTACGCGATGGTTTGCCGGTAGGACTCGGCGACCCGCCTAGCCTCGACGACGTGGGCGGTTGCTCGTATTGCGGCCGGTCGGTTGAGGGCCACAAGGGACTGTCGCCTAAAGCCGGTGGCACGGCGCTACGCGAGTGGCACCGCTTCGATTGGGGCACGCGCGGCGCGTATAGCGACGAGTCGCCGCTAGGCACGCGCGGGAATGGGTAAGCGCAAAACCCCGTATTCCCCGGTGGTCCGTCAACCACGGGTCAAGATGGAAAGGCCGCAAGGCGCGGGCCAAGAGGATACGGTATTGCCGTTGATCGGCACAACGTGTTCGGAGTGCGGCTACGCGGCCTGGTATTTCAATGCGACCACCCGCGAAGTGCACCACGTAATATGGAGACTGGGGATATGCGTAATGCCACCTTCCCCGAGACGTCCGCGAAAGACGCGCCGATGAATGAACCGGATCTACGGCTACTCACCGAGAATGAAGCGCGCGAACTAACCGCGCAAATCTATGGCCATATCGATATGGCGTGGACAAAGATTAAATCCGCTTACTACGGCCGGGCCGACCAGGCACTAGGCTACGAATCGTGGGACGACTATTGCGTCGCGGAATTCCACGGGGCCGCACTCCGGCTACCGCGTGAGCGACGACGTGAGGCCGTAGCCACCTTGAGTGAAGCGGGGCTATCAGTGCGAGCGATTGCGGCGGCCACCGGGGCAGGCAGAAGCACCGTAGGCAGGGACATTGCAGGTGTCCCAAACGGGACACCTGGTGACACCCGGGGGCTCGACGGCAAGACGTACCCGCCTATGCCACATGCACCTATCCCGCGTCCACCTATCGTCATTGACGGCACCTTTGTGGAGTCGCCGCCACCTATTACCGCCACCACTACAGAACCGACGTGCTCGGCGCCCACTCGACCGGCGATTGTTGATCGGCTTGTCGAGTTGGAGTCCATAGCCCTGGAATTGGCCAATGATGAATTGACCACCGGGGAGCGCGCGCTATTGCTGGAGGTACTGGAAAGAGTCATTAGCTACCTGGAAAAGGGAACGCAGCATGATCAAAGCAAGGGTCCGGCAAGCGGCCATTGAGTTAGCCCAGCGCCAGAATAAAGGCAAGTGCGCGATTGCCGACGCGATAGCATATGCGTATCCCAATGCGCGATGCATCAAAGTGGACCGCGACAAGATCCGATTCAGCGATGTTAAGACCCGCGTTCGCTACGAATACCAGACGCCACCAAACGCGCGCACCTTTGTAGACCATTGGGATTCAGGCGACCAGGTCATGCCGATCACGGTTAATCTGGCGGACAAAGATCTTATCAAGGTCGTTCCCATGTCCTCATCGGCGCCCACAAGGGTCCTACCGAAGCCCGTACACAATCCGGACCGGCCGCACCGAGCAAAGACAGTTCGGGGTCAATCCAATTTCCGGCACATCCACGCAGAAAGTCCCTAGCGCTCGCACTATTCGCCAGTCCACAAGGGATAGACTTTGAGTTCATCCCGCAATACCCGTGCACGCTAGGAGTCTGCAACTAATGATCCACATCGAACAGGAAATGTCGTGGGCAAGCCCGCCGGTCGCACCGACACGGGTCACCACCGGCGGCGCGGCCGTATCCCCCGAGCTGACTGTCATTGCCGAGACGCTCAAGTTGAATGCCGGACAGTGGGCGCTCATTGCCCGCACGGAACGATACGGGCAGGCATCGGCATTCTCGCACCGCGTGAACAAGGCAGTCTCTAAGGCATTCGCACCGGCCGGAACGTTCGAGGCACGGGCCGCGCGACTCGACGGCGAGACGGAACTGTCCGCCGTATACGTGCGGTACCTAGGCCCGGACGGCGACCCCGCGCGGAACCTTGCCGGTGTCACGGACCGTCCGCAGCTTCGCGAGCTTGCGCAGCAGCGCGGATTGACGGTCACCGGAACAAAGCGCGAAATCGCTACCCGCATTGTGGAATTCGATTCAATGCAGGTTCAGCTTCCCCTCGCCGAGCCCGTTTCGGTTTAAGAACCCACTAGGCCCGGAGTGGGCGCCGGTCAACGTCGACTAAGGCCGCGCCCACTCCGAACGGCACTGGACGAGTAAAGACGGTTACCCCGACGTTAGCCGCATGAGGTCCGATTCCTCACAGTGTCACGCATCATTCAACGACAAACAGCGAGGCGACACCGTATGTCTACAGCAGAGGCCACGACGGCCGAAGAGAAAACCCGCGCGGCTATCCTGGCGAAGCTCGGCGAGCTGGGGAAGATCACCATTGGGGATGACAGTCTCATCTTTGAGGGGACCAAGTTCATTCTCCCCGAGAGCATGAGCGGCGATATTCAGGGGGCGCGACGGTACCTCAATGAATACGACAAGCAGCAGAACAACACTTTCGAATTCACCCGCGTATTCGACTACCGCCCGTGGGACGGGGCCAACGCGTTTCAGAACGCCATGAAAAACACGTTCGGAACCGTCGGTATCGGAGTCACCGTGTCGGACATGTTCGGCGAGTACAAGCCGCAATACCGCACCATCCCGGTTAGCTCGACGCAGTCGATTCAAATTCCGTGGGGCACGGTCAGCTTTTCCCCGCTCTCTGCCGAATTCACTTTGCACACGACACACAATGACTTCGGACTCGTGTTCGCTATCGGCGTCGAGGCACCGCGCCGGTACCGCGCCTACATCGAAGCGTTCTTTCAGGTCGTAGAGAACGAGCTCAAGACGAATTCGATCTACCGGGGCAAGGCCATTACCGGCGGCGATGACCCCGCTTTCCTTGACACCGCGTCAATCGACCCGTCACGAGTCGTGTACTCCGATGCGGTACAGACGCAGCTCGACACGAATTTCTGGTCAATGCTCCGATACACGGACACCATGCGGGACAACGGAATCCCGCTCAAGCGAAGCGTGTTGGTGTACGGGCCGTACGGTACGGGCAAGACACTTGCCGGGCAGCTCACCGCGAAAGAGGCCGTAGCCAACGGGTGGACTTTCATTCTCGCCCGTCCCGGCAAGGATGATCTTCAGGAAGTGTTGCACACGGCCGAATTGTACGCGCCCGCCGTCGTCTGGTACGAGGACATTGACAACGTGGCAAAGGGCACCAGCGCGCAGCAGATTAGCGGCCTGCTCGATTCGCTCGACGGCATCGCTAATAAAGGCGTGGCGATTCTCGCTGGGTTCACCACGAACCACCTTGATCAGATCCAAAAGGGAGTGTTGCGGCCGGGACGCATTGACGCGCTGGTCGAGATTGCTGGACTCGACGCGGCCGGATACGAGAAGCTGATCAAGGTAGTGATCCCGGAAAAGCTGCTCGGATCGATCAACTATTCGGTGGTAGCTAAGGCTTTCGACGGTTTCCTTCCCGCGTTCGCGAAGTCCGCCATTGACCGGGCACTCATGTACACCATCTCCCGAAACGACGGTGTGCCGGACGTCATCGGCACGGCCGACCTGGTGAACGCCGCCGACGGCCTACGTCCCCAGCATGACCTTATGCAAGACGCCAAGGAAGGTGTGGCGGTCAACCCGCTTGATCACCAGCTCGCGGAGTTGATTAAGGACAGTGTCAACGGCATGGGTTTCGTGTCCGGTGTGGAGCCGCACGAGCAGAACACCATCTATAGCTTGAAGCGCGCCGCGTAAGCACCACAGTTTTGGGGTCGGGACATGGCGAGACGTCGTCGTCTGCGGGGGTGTCCCGGCCCCTACTTCGCACACCGACAAGGAGTTGAATCCGTTGTGGCCAAGCTAAATCAGATCATCGCTATCGAGAAAACCGTTAAGGGGCAAGGGGTTGCGTCGCTCACGAAGGCGTACCACGAACTACAGACACAGTCTCTCTTGTCGGGAATCTCCCGCACGTACTCGCCGAAAGACGACGACGGCGACCGGTTGCCGCCGGAATCGACCCGCGTTCAGGTTCGCACCGACGACGTGATTTCGTTGGTAGTAAAGGACTTGACGCGCATGTTCGATGTGGTCGCCACGAAGGAAACCACGAACACGGTAGCGCGGGCCGATATCGTCGTCGACGGTGTCGCACTGCTGACCGCCGTGCCGGTAACGGTGCTGCTATTCCTCGAAAAGCAGCTAGCCGACTTGCGCACGTTTGTTCGCAAGTTGCCCGTACTTGACCCCGCCGAGCATTGGTCTTACAGCCAATCTGCGGACTGTTTTGCGACGGACGCACGAGAGACCACGAAGACGAAAAAGGTGCCCCGTAACCACGTCAAGGCCATGGCAACCGACAAGCACGCGGCGCAAGTGGAGATGTGGTACGAAGATATCGTAGCCGGTACGTGGACGACCGTTAACTTTTCGGGCGCCGTACAGGCATCGCGGGTCGCCGAGTTAGTGACGCGTGTGGACACTCTCGCTCGTGCGGTCAAGGTCGCACGCGAAGTGGCGAACGGGGCCGAAGCCATCGAAAACAATATCGGCGGCACCGTGTTCGGCTACCTGTTCGCATAATAAAGCTTCCCCGGACACATGTTCGGGGAATTAGGGCACAGACTCAGACTCAGCACAAGGCTTAGACTCAATGCGACACATCCCGCGACAGTGAAGGTTCGAATCCTCCCCGGGGCACGCTTGCCCCGGTAGCCCAATTGGTAGAGGCAGCAGGACGCAAACGTCAAACTCTCGCCCTTATAGTCAGTATTGCTACGGACTTGTGAATCTACTATGTGCGTGCGCCTTTCGTCGTAATGCCGGTTCGAGTCCGGCTGGAACCTCCAACGTGGTCCCATAGTTCAATGGCAGAACCCGACGTTAACTCAGCTTGACCCGTACATTTTAAATGCGTCATTCGTCCCCAGTCGTAGCTAAATTGTCGCTCTCACCGAGCAATGGACTTGAAATCCATTACACAATTAATGCGGGGGGATCGCCGGATATGCGGTCCCCCCGCTCTATAACTACTCATCAGGGAGCGCCACCGTGACAGAGAAGAGTGCAGCTCGACGGCCGGATGTACGCGCCGAGCTTGACGAGTGGTCGGCCTACGTGGACGGATACAAGGCGGCACGGCAGAACGAGGCCGATTGGAAAGTCGTCAAGGAAACCTTTCAACAGCACTTGATCAACAAGCTCACAGCAGTGGGCGCCAACGTCGGCACCGTGTCCACGGTGGATGCAATCCGCATCACCGAGTACGTGCAAGACGTGTTCCACAAAGACAAGTTCCGCGCCGAGTATCCCGAGCTACTCGAAGAGTTCACCACGCAATCCGACCGCGTCCGGTTCACCGCGAAATGACCGCCACGAGACACCAGGTAGAGGCAGAGAACCGCGACAAGGCAGCACGCTACTTGTTCCGCGCCAACTCACCCATAGGCGAACCGGTGGACCAGTGGGAGAACACAGACGAGTACCGGAAGAACGTTTACCGCCGTAGCGCGGACGCGGTCGCGAAACTCTACATGGGTTGGGACAGGGTATGAGATACCGAGTAGGGCGACACAACAACCGACTTGTCTATATCCAGCGCGCCACTGAACCGACCGACGAAGACGAGCTATTCTGTGTTTGCTTCGTTGCGTCTTACGCTCATCTTGTCACTATCCGCCTAAACGCGGCTATCGACGCTATCGAGGGGGACGCGTGAACGAATACGACCCGCCCGAATACGTTCCGCCCGAACCGCACGTATGCGACTTCCGGCAAGACTCCCAGTCCGAAATTGAGCAGTGCACACCGTGCGGCAAATATTGGCAGCGCACCGAATCGGGCTGGGCCGAAATGAACCGGCTTGCCCGTCGAGCGTACCGCGACCAATTGAAGCAAAGCACACGAAGCATAAGCCGGAAACGTGACGGTCGACTGTCGAAATGGAGCACCAAAGACAGGGCCGACCATGCCAAAAGCGAAGTGCACGAAAGTCCGGTACCCGAATAAAGCAGCCGCTCTACACCACTCCCGATCAATGCCAATCGACCGGCCAGAGTTCCGTGTCTATCGGTGCGGCAAGCATGCCGCCGAGACGTGGCACATGACCAGCAAGCGAGACATACGACGTGACCAGCGCAAGCGCTGAAACGGCCGGTGGCCGACACCGGCGACCACCGGCACCACGCGCCCGGACAGTGGGCGCCATCGCGGTAGCGGCAACCGTGTGGGCAGCAACGGCCATTGAGGAAAAACCCGTCATGCTAGTAGAGACCCAACCGTGCACGGTGTGCGGCAAGCGCGCGGCCGTCGAGGTTCCGGAAGCCGGATACGTGAAGTGGCAGGGCGGCCAATTGATTCAGCGCGCGCTACCCACGCTCACCGACGACGAGCGCGAGCTACTCATGACCGGCACCCACTCGCATTGCTGGGACGCCCAATTCCCGGACGAATTTATCCCGTACCTCGACGAAGCCCGCAAGTCCCCCGGATTCGATGCGGCATTCATTGCCGCTACGGCCCCGAAGGATGATGACTAAATGGCATGGATATGCCCTTGCGGGAAGATCGTGACCCGCGCACCGTGCCCGAACCAACCGGCGCGCAAATGAATGAAACGCTGATAAGCCGGATCTTGCGTGTGTGGCATGCCTGGCGAGATCGCCGCGCCGTCGAGCGCGATAGGAAGAAATGGGCGCGAATGGACCGGATAGCGGAGAAAGAAGCCGACCAATGAACTTCGTCAATGCCGGTGTGACGCGAAGCCACGTCGTGACAATCTGCGGATCAATGAAGCATCTAGACCTTATGCACGAGGTGGCGACCAGTGAGACCGCCAACGGACACATTGTGCTCATGCCGTTCGTGACCACCGTCGGACACGACGTCGAGCAAAAGAAGATGCTCGACGAGCTACACCTAGAGAAGATCAACATGGCCGACGAGGTTATCGTCGTCGCGCATGACGGCTACGTCGGCGAATCGGTACGCGCGGAAATCTCCCACGCGGCATCGATGAACCGTCCAATTAGGTGGGTGGTGTAAGTGAACGTCCACCTTGTCGAGCAAGACGACACCGGTTTCGGTGCCTGGTCGTTCGATTCGATCTGGTCCACCGACGACAAAGCCGGTGCCCGCGTCGACGAGATTTCCGACGGCTGGCCAGAGTCCAAACGGAACCACCTGTTGCGAGTGACCACAATTGAGGTCGACTCGTGAGGCCACGCGCCCGGCAAGCCCTCGGCCTCGGCCTGCTCGCGGCAAGCGCCGTCGGCGTACAGGTGTGGGCCACCATCATTAACGGTTGGCTATACGCAACCCTCGCGCTCGTGTTCGCCGTCGCCGTCGTCACCGGGTGTTGGCTCGTGGCCGGAAGCCGGAAGTAAGGGGTGTCCACAATGGAGAGCAAAAAGAAGCTGCTCGCGAAACTCGCGAGCATCGATATGCCCGCTCTGCTCGAACGTGAAGACAAGTCCTTAGAGGACCATAACGTGCAAGTCAACCTCGAACTACACCGGCAGATCATCGCGCTAGAGCTGCAACAGGCTCGACTCAAGGCGGAACTGTCCACATTGAACGTAGCGATCCGGCGCCGCAATCTATCGCTCACGTGCATGCGTAATTCGCGGGACACGTGGCGCGAAGCCGCACAGAACAAGACGGCACTCGTTGACCGGATGTACGCGCGGAGCCTCGACAAGCCACGGCTCACGAAGGCCACGGCCGGGTTGATCACGCGCGCGTTCACGAAAGCCATTACAGCTAGCCAAATGTTGCATGAGCTAGTGGCTACGGGCGTCTATCAAGAGGCCCCCGCCGAGCACGAGACTTGCTGACCTTTGTGGACATCCTGAGTTTCGAGAAGCCCAAACAGCACGCGCTAACCCAATCGATCACCGACCTGATCATGCACAAGTACCACCGTGCCCCGCGCTCGCTGCAACAGGAAATCGGGCCGTCCGAGATCGGCGAGGACTGCCTACGCAAGCTCGCTTATAACATCATGCGGGAACCGAAGTTGAACGACGGCGGCGACCCGTTGCCGTCTATCATCGGTACCGCGTCGCACTTGTGGATGGAAGACGCGTGCAACCAATGGAATGCCCACATAGGACGGACGCGCTACATAGCCGAAGCGGCTTTCCCTATCGTGCCGGGGATGCCGGGTCACTGTGACTGCTACGACGTCGACACGGCCACAGTCATTGACTGGAAATTCCCTGGTGTCACGAAGATGACGGCCTATAAGAAGGGGGGGCCGTCTCTTCAATACCGCTCGCAAGCGCATCTCTACGGCAAGGGCTGGTCGCAACTCGGCGCGCCCGTCAAGGATGTGGCTATCGTGTTCTTTCCTCGCGGCGGCATGCTGTCCGGGATGCACATATGGTCGGAACCCTTTGATGTAGCCATAGCGGACGCGGCGTTAGCCCGGTACTACGGCACCACCGAGCTTGCGCTAGCGCTCGACGTCGAGCACTTCCCCGAAAACTACATGCGCATACCGGCCACCAAAGGCCACGCATGCACGTACTGCAACTGGTTCAAACCAGGCGACGACACGGGCACCGGGTGTCCAGGATGGACGGTCAAGTGACCAGCGAAGAAGAGTACCGCGCACTGCTCATTGCGGCGGCCAGCAACCAACGGCCCACAATCGCCGACACACGCACCGGTACCGACTGGTGCCCAACGTGCAATGCCGAAGTGAGCACCGATCGATTCTGGTCACAAGGCAGCGCGCGCGACCAGTGCGGCATATGCAGTACCTACCTGGAGACGAAAGTGTTGCCAGTACAGCAATATTTCAGTTATACGCACCTAGGCGAACCTATGCGCAGCGTATCGAAACTGTGCGTCGAGCTGTGCGGCGAGATGATCGCACACCTTCCACCCAACGAACAACGCGACCTGGGGTTGCAGAAGTTGTTGGAGGCCAAGGATTGTTTCGTCCGTTCGTCGCTCGACCTACCCGACCACGGCAAAGACGGTGACCAGTGATCACCGGCGGCACCATCGCAACGATGATCTGCATTCCCGTCCTACTCGCGGTGTGCGTAGGCGCGGCGGCACTCGCGCGGGTGGTGATCATCTACGACACCGACGACGGTGATGCCGACGCGTTGCGCGTTGTCCCGTGGGTGTTCGGTGTCGTCGTCGCCATAATCCTCGCGGCCACCGCGTGGGGTATGTACCCGTGGGAATGGCAGTACCACGAGTGGACGCCAACCGGTGGCGTAGTGGCCACAGTGGACTCACGGCTAGTCGCTGGCGACCACTCCACAGATCAGAAATTCGTGGTGACGTTCGTCGGCCACACCCAACAGTACGGCGTGACCGACACCCGAGCATCCGGCATCCGGCCCGGCGACACGCTCAATATCACGTGCGTGCGCCAATGGCAGTATTCCGGCACCGACGGACTCGACTGCAATTTCGTATCCCTGCTACCGCAGACCGTCACATGATCCGCGCGCGTTTGATCACCGGCCCCAATTCGTCCGTAGGCACACCGCGACGCGGGTTCATCCTGATAGACGGCAAGGGTTCCGAAGTGGGCTTCGTCGAGGACTCCGGATACGAGCGGTTGCGCGCCGCGCTCGTGCGATGCGGAATCACCGTCGCGTCCAAGATGGACTATGACGTGTACGGGCACGTGTTCCGCAAGTCCATTGTGTCCGCCTATACCTATGACCAATACCGCAACTTGTTGGCACCAATGGGACCCGTCGAGCCTCGACCGGCCGGGGCTGCCAGCAACTTCACCGCGCACAACGGCGTCCACTGTCCCGTGTTGCTCTCGCGTGATCATGACACGGGCTTGATCACTATCGACTTGAACGGGAACCCTGTACACCACAGGGTTTACGGGCTCGAAGGCGTCACGATCAACTACGACGAGAACGGCCGCGTAGCGAGCATTCACGTACAGGGGGCGAAGTAATATGGGATCGGCACGCACGACAGACAAAATCCTCGGCTATCTCAACGGTCACGCGAACGTGAATATCACGGTGACCGAACTAATGGAGGCAACCGAGCTGACCAAGAGCCAGGTGCAAATTGGTATGAACAACCTACGCACACGCTACGGGCTCAACGTCCAGTCCATTGTGTCCGGCAACCTATGGCGCTACCGGCCGGAAACGGAAGCCGAACAACTGGCCAAGGACAAGGCAAACGGCAGTAGTGCCAACACAAAGACACCACTACGCGGACCCGGCCCGTCGAGCATGTACGAGCTAGTCGGGGAGGCAAAGACCGGGATCATTATTCAAGACGAAGACGGCAAACTCTACCGCGCGGAGGAACTGTGAACGACAAAGAGCTTTACGACTTTGACCACGCGTACGCGATGCTCGACGAAGTGCGCGAACACACCGACTCCGACATTGTCGCCCAGTCCATTAGCGACCTAGCCGCATGCATGACAACCGAGGTTCGGATCAACTTCGCGGCCGACGAGACGAGCACCGTAAGCCGCGCAATGCTGCTCGTGTCCGGATTGATCGGTGGACTCATTGAACGCTACGGCGACCAGGTACCTACCGTCATCGTGTCGAACATCGTCGCGCTGGCCGGTTCAATGATGATGGACAAGACGCCCGACACCGTCCCGGAATCCTGGAAATAATGACGAACAAAGCGAAATGCGCACTGTGCGGGACAGTCATTGAATCCAAGTACCGACACGACTTCGTGGAATGCGCGTGTGGTGAGATCTTCGTCGACGGCGGCAACGACTACGCGCGGTGCGGGTTCAGGAATGCGGACAACTTCATTCGCATTGTGGACGGCGACGATGGGGACTGACTATTGCGCGTACCACGGCGAACGCGAACCGATCACACCCGACACGTACAAAGTGTGCGGCGAGTGCTTGCACGCGTGGCAGACCGAAGACGAGTTCGTTAAGGACTGTCGACGGTGCGCCGAAGCGATGGACGAAGGCGTACTTAAAGGTTGGGGCACGGATCTAAACGCAGGACGTCACGCGATGATCGACGCGTTCGCCGAACTAACCACAATCGGCCTACGGGCCGGTGTCGACCCGGACGAAGTGACCAGACTGCACGGTGACTTCTTTGACGGCAACGTCAACGTCAAGCACGCAGAAGCCGAACGCGTCCGAACCGGTGGCGTCTGTCCACTATGCGCACACGACCTATGAAGCCCCGACGCATCATCACCGGCGAAGAGCAAGACGTACACACCCGCTGGCGGCGGCTGTACTGCTGGGCCAGCCGCGCGGGGGCGACCAGCCGGGCAAAGCACCGCACCAACCGGCGCGAACGCCGTGAGGGACGTACAGAAGCCCGCAACGCAGAAAGGGAACCGTGACCGGCCGCAATGTGCAAGCACGATCATAAGAAGATTAAGAAGCTTAGGCGCAAACTATTCAATGCTGACGTGCGCGCGGGACTGTTGATTGACGACATAGCTAAAGAATATGAGGAGAATAATAACACGGTGTCGCGCTTGTCAAAAGATCTAAACGACGCTCGCAATGCACTTGCTCTATCCGAACGAGTCCGGGCCGGTGGCGTCTGTCCACCGTGCGCACACAACCTATGAAACGAGCCAAGACGGCCGCCTTCGATGAACTTTATGCCGGATATCAGGCCATCGCAGACGTCACGCTAGACCAACCGGGACTGTCTGCCGTTTCGTACGAAGTGGGCTATCTCGACGGTTGGGCCGACGCTATGAACCACGCGGGGTGGGCCGCCGACGGGAAACCGCTTAAGCGCAAGGATTCATTCTCATTGCACGCGGTTCGATCGATCCGCAACAGTGCGGCAAAAAAGCTGAAACTTGAACGCGAACGCCGTACAGAAGCCCGCAACGCAGAAAGGGAACCGTGACCGGCCGCTCATTCCATCTTGGTGACCTGGTGTCCGTGTACACCGGGATACTCGTATCCCCCGACCGAATGGGTGGCGTCCACAACGTGGTGGACTTCGTCACCGGCGGAATCCACTTCACTCATCAGCTCAAACGCGCGTGCGAAGTGGTTGCGCCGGAACTACTCCGGCAACACCCGTGGCTTGACGACGTCGACGTACCCGACGACTTTGCCAGTGAAGCCGAAGTGACCGCATGGCTTGCAGTGGTCGCCACACAGTACGGCGAACGGCACACGGTGACCGCTCTCCCGTCCGGCGCGTACGTCGGCCGTGACCCGCTCGCGGAGCTTCGCGAAATGATGCCCAACGCCAAGATCATCGAGGTTGAGATTCCATGACTGATCATGAGCACCACACCGACAACCCGTTAGATCCGCGACTCACGCGCGGGCATGACGACGAACCGGCGCCGCAAGCGGACGTGTACCTAGTGCTCTCCGAGGGGGAACGCGCAAAGGAGTATGTCCGTCCACTCCGGATGTCTTATGTACACACGGTGTGTGGCGCCGTCACCACTATGTCCCTAGCCATTTCCGAAACCTACGCGCGTGATCCCCACTTTTACGGGTCAACGTATTGCGTTGGCTGCTCTATGCACCGGCCGGTCGGCGAATTCCGTTGGGACGGAACCTCACAGGCGGTCGGCTCGTGACCCAATCGAAAGGCACTAATGTCAGACGCACGCGACCTAATTCTGGGAAGCGGGGTTGCCTCGGCTAAGTTCGCCACCATTGGTGACTTCGTTCAAGGCACTATTGTTGCCATTCACGACAAGCAGCAGTCGCGGAAATTCCGCACTGACGGCAAGCTCGGCGACCTCGAATACTGGGATGATCTCAAGACGCAGCCCATTTACCAGGTCCGCATTGACCTGCAAACAATCGTGCGTGACCCGCTCATTGCCTACGACGACGGTATTCGTGGCGTCTACATCCGGGCGTCGAGTGAAACCCAGCGCGCGCTAGCCGTCGCCGTTCGCGCATCCGGCGCAACCGATATCCTTGTCGGTGCGGTACTCGGCATTCAATTCATCGGCGAAGAGGAAACCGGCGCCGGTTCACCAAAGAAGCTTTACACGGCCGTGTACGTTCCCCCAGCGTCCGGCATGATCATGCAAGGCGCACCGGCGCCAGCGGCACCGGCCCCGATGCCTGCCCCGCCCGTCCAGACGGCCCCTGCCGCACCGGCCGCACTTCCCGCTATGGCCGTACCGGCGACGGTGGCGCCCACCGTAGGGGCAGCCGAGCAGCTCGCGGCGGCACGCGCCGTTTACGACATTCCCGCACCGCACCCGACCATGACATTCCCGCAAGGGCAGCCCGGGATGGCAGCAGCAACTAGCAACCCTGCCGACTCACCCGAAGTGCAGGCATTGCTAGCGCGAGTGGAAAACCCAACCCCGTAAACAAACAGCAATCCCCCGGCAAGCTCTTATCGCAGAGAGTTTGCCGGGGGATTAAACCCGTTGGGTGGATCATATGGGAACTATGCTCGACGTGGCTTTAGAGCTCCGAGCGTCCGGATTGAGCATAATCCGGGTGAAAGCCGACGGCACTAAATCCCCCGAAGTGGGGGCCGCAACGGCTTACAAGTGGAAACCCTATCAGACAACGGCCGCCACCGACGAACAACTAGCGGAATGGTTTAGCGAAGATCATCCGGGCATAGGGGTTGTCACCGGCGCCGTATCGGGCAACCTCGAAATGCTCGAATTCGAGGGCCGCGCAATCGTCGAGCGTGTACACGTCGGATTCTTCCACGCAATGGCAGCAGCAGGACACTCCGACCTACTGACACGCATCACCGCCGGATACCTCGAAACCTCACCCTCGGGTGGCCTCCACTTCTACTACCGCATAGCAACCGGCCCCGTCGGCGGCAACACCAAACTCTGCCAGCGGCTAGCGCTCGACGACGAACTAACACCCGAAGAGACCGCGACGCTGGCAGACAAAGGCATCCGTGCGCGCCGCACCCTCGTGGAAACACGCGGGGAACACGGCTTCGTCGTCATCGCACCGTCGCACGGCACCGTCCACCCCAGCGGGGAACCGTGGACAGTCCTCAATGGCTCACCAACCACCGTCGCCACGATCACCGCCGACGAGCGCGACCTCATCCACGCGATAGCGCGCACCCTCGACACCGTCCCGCTACCGCCACCCGTCCCGGACACAGACCTAGAACGACCGGCGACCATGCGGCCCGGTGACGTCATGCCCGGCGAGGATTACAACGCGCGCGCCACCTGGGCCGACGTGCTCGACACGCACGGCTGGACCCGGCTACGCACGATCGGCGTTCGAACGTTCTGGCGGCGACCCGGCAAGCATGACGGCACATCGGCCGTGACCGGCGGCGACATCGGCGACTACCTATGCGTGTGGTCAACCTCGACCGGCCTACCCGACAACGAACAGCTCTCAAAATGGCGCACGTACGCGTTTCTGAACCACGGGGGGGACTTCGCACGTGCTGCCTCGGCGCTCCGCGCACTGGGCTACGGGTCGCCGCTACGGCCAGAGTTGCGCACCGTGGGCGGTGTGGACGGCCCGCCGACACCGCTAGACGCGCGTTGGCTCGACCAGCCGGTGACCGCCACACCAACGGCCGCCGCACCGCCAACGGCCACTGTGGACGAACCTACGGTCACAACGCACGCGGCAAGCGATGACGGCAACGCCGAATTGCTCATTGAGACATACGGGCACATCATTCGTTACTGCCCCGAAAAAGGACGGTGGTTGTGTTGGCACGGCACTAAATGGGAATGGGCGGCAAGCTCGCTAGGCGGACCGGCACGCGAAGCGGCAAAGATGGTCGCACGCGGACTGACCGACGGCGACAAAAAGTCGATAGCACACAAGCACTATTCACTGTCGGCAAGCGGGACAACCGCCATCCTTATGCAGGCGTCCACTGACCCCCGCGTGATTGTGACCGTCGACGAGCTGGACAACCGGCCCTATGAACTGAACACCCCGGCAGGAATGGTTGACCTGAAAACCGGCCACGTGCACCCACATGACCCTAGCCACCTGCATACCAAGATGACGAGTTGCGCACCCGACTACAACGCGGACCCCGCACCGTGGCGAAACTTCATTGCCGAAACGTTCGCAGGACACGAGGAAACGATTCCCTACCTGCAACGGCTAGCCGGATACTCGGCAAGCGGCATAGTAGGCGAACACGCATTGCCGTTCGCCTACGGACTCGGCCGCAACGGTAAGGGTGTATTCCTGGAATCCATCGTGAGCATATTGGGCGACTACGCGACAACCGCGCCCAACGATTTTCTCATGGTGAAACAGTTCCCCGGCCACGAAACAGAGATTGCGCGGCTAGCCGGGTGCCGAATGGTCCTCTGCTCGGAAGTGAACATCGATGATCGTTTCGACGAAGCGAAGGTAAAACACCTCACCGGCGGCGACAGGATCACCGCACGATTCATTAGGCAAGATCACTTCACGTTCGATCCCACGCACAAACTATGGCTAGTCGGCAACGATCAACCAACCGTCGCCAGCGGCGGACCCGCGTTTTGGGCACGCCTACGCATCATCGGATTCTCAAACATCGTGCCCGAAGAGAGGCGCATCATTGGTCTACAAGAGACGTTCATCCGTGATCACGGACCAGCAATCCTCGCATGGATCATCAGTGGCGCGGTGAACTACTTCACCGGCGGATTGCAGGAACCGAATTCCGTCAAGGCAGCAACCGTCGGATACGCGTACTCGCAAGACTCGGTAGCGCGATGGTTCGACGAGCGATGCCGCGTGTCCACAACGGACGCCGTGAAAGTAGCAACGGCGGTTGCCCGCACCGCATACGAGAAATGGTGTAGAGGTGAGGGTGAATTACCCGTCAATCCGAAGCGGTTCGGAATGACCATGCTTGGCAAGTTCGGACTCACCCAAAGCCGGTCCCACGGGTACCGATTTTACGACCGACTAGTCATCGAAGACGGCCCGGCGGGCGAAACCGAAGAGACACCACGGCCGGACCGCTACGGCGACCACGGCTTCGACTGACCGCGATGGTGTCCGGTCCGGGGTCCCGAAAGCCACAATCGAGCACCCGACCCGGGTGACCGATGGTGCCCGATTTTTGGTGTTGCAGAAAGCCTAGTGAATGAACTTTTCGCAACACCAAAAACCGGTCACCATCGGGCACCCCGAGAGCCTAATGGTGTCTGGTGCCTGATTTATATTTGTTAACTCATATACACAGACACATACATATATGTGTGATGGCGCTTATATAAAAACCCGACCCCATGCGACACCGGACCCCCGCCGACCCCGAGAGAAGTTGATCTTTGATGGGCGCCGTTCACCTGATCTCCCGACGGCCGCGCGGTCGGCCCTGCCCTGCCTGTGGACGCCTAGTCCTATCGGGCATAGACGAAGGACTCGTTTACAAGATTGAACCATTGCCGCTCACGATCATGGGTGAAATCAACGCGCGACTGGGCGGCAAACTCAGCTACGGAATCTATTCCGGTTACGCGTGTCATCGCAACGTGGGCCGTATCAATACCGATGAGAAGTACGGGCGACCAGCAGTGGTCGCCACGCATCGATGCAATCAATCCCCCGACATTGCCGACATTGAAGCATCCAAAGCGGCATTCATCACAGACATGATCGATAAGGCAACGCGGGAAGTGATCGCACAAGGCGACACGCCACCGTCGGCGGCGGAATCGGAAGCGTTGTTTTCGGTGTCCGACCTGCTCGGCGGCCGAGTGGTCGCCATCGAGGCAGGACCGCCACCATTTTGATCTTGAATCTAAGCCGCTTTTCGTGCCTCCCCGGTATAACCACCCTCGGAAGGCGCCAAAATGCCCCCACGGACAACTCAGGCGGCACAACCGGCTTGCAAGGACTGCCTCACATCCGGGATCACCGCCAAACGGCCGGTTCCGCACCCCGGCCCCCGGTGCGCCACTCATCACCGGGCGGTTATCCACGCTCGACGGGCCGCCGCGCATGAGAAGCGCGTACAAGCCGTGTACGCGCTAGAGCCTGGCGACTATTGGAAGATCTACGCGGCGCAGAACGGCGTATGTGCGATATGCGGGCCGCGAAGTGGTCGAAGTGGAAAGACACGACGATTGTCGGTTGACCACAACCACGAAACGAACGAGGTACGCGGCCTGCTGTGCCGCACGTGTAATGACATTCTCGGGCTGTACCGCGATGATCCGGCGATCTTCGCACGCGGCGCCGAATACCTATTGAATCCACCGGCACGAACGGTTCTGATCACTAATGAGCGGACATTTCGATTACGAGCTAGCGAACCGAACAGCGTTGAAGCCATTCCCGGTGATTGACGTTGGCATATCTAAAGCGGTGCGATTGGTCGAGCGAATGGCCACCGACAAAGCCGATTGCGCAACGCTACTCGATATGCTCGGTATCAACGGCGTATGAACACCATTGAGACACGCATCATGCACGAATTGCGTGATGATCTCGTGAGCGCGGTAGCGGTGCTGATCTCACCGGGCAGCATGACCCAACGCGACGACGACGGCGGGTATCTCGGCATCCACATAGGTGCGCCACTGCTCGACCAATTGATAGAGGCCACCGGCAACGGCATAGAGAAGGGGGCCGGTGGATCATCGGCGTTCGGTAGCAAGCCGACACTATGCATAGCAGCATGGGACCTCTACACCGAGATTGATCAATCATGGCGGACACCAGGTCACACCCTTGTGGACAGTCTCCGCATGCTGCCCGCACAAGCCGCTGTATATAGCCAAGTTACAGACATGAGCGCACTAGTCATTGGTGTGCAATCCATCGTGAACGCCATCCGTGAACTACTCAACCCGCCACGCCGATTGAGTATCGCGGCACGCTGCCCCGCCTGCTCGACGGCCGTCGTGCTCCGGCCCGACACCACCGGTGAGCTGGTCCAACGCGCCGCGCTCACCCTCGACGCGACCACCGGGTGCACATGCCTTGCGTGCCAACGTGTGTGGCCACCGTCCGAATTGGAATCACTCGCGCGCGCCTTAGGCTGCTCACCTATCCCGTGATACGGTGACGTTGCTTGCCGGACGTGTGCCCATATCGCAGTGGCGACACCGGACACAATGGACGGCCAGCAGCGGGAGATCGTCACTCTCGGGGGAGAGATCGTTAGCCCAACGGGAACAAGGCCAGGCATGGTTAACATGCCTGGCCTTTCCTTATGTACACGGGGCATAGGTGCATGAGTACACAGTGGATACATGAGTGATCGAAGTATTGAGCACGAGGATACAGGGATGCCATGCCCACGCGACCATGTCTCATATGCAACAGACTCACCAACGTAGGCACACGCTGCCACCGTGCGGGGTGCCAACGGGGGGGCACTACTGCCCGGGGCTACGGCACAGAACATAGACGGATTAGAGCACGCATGATTCCACAAGCCACACACTGTGCAACATGCGGACACGAGTTCACACGCGGCGAGACGAAGACGCTAGGCCACGCCACCCCGCTACGTCATGGCGGTCGCAGCATGGCTAGCAACTACCAGGTTGAGTGCACCAAGTGTAACTACGGATGGAACAATCGTAGATTCATTTAGTCCGATGCCGCCTTGCCTCCAATGGCATAGCCCATAGGCAATGCGGGCATAGCCACCGTCCACTGTGCACACGGCTCGACGCGAACGATCACGCCACCACCGGGCAGGCGGATACGTAGGGGGGGTACCCCGCCGCGAAGATCATGGGTGATCCACTAGACGAC